GCGAAACGATGAAGCCGAGCATCTTGAGAAGACCGATGGCATTGGTGGCGTATGGCTCGTCTATGACGATGAATGGGGAGCCTGCGGAATCGAGGTTGATAATGTCTCGCATGAATTGAGGGAACGGATATTCGTATTCGTCCCACTCTCTTGGTTGTTCGCAATCCAGATCGTACTCTCTTATGTGGCTGCGGCTGACGGTTTTCTTGCCGTTTTCTATGCGTTCTATGTTTACGGTATAGTATTTTATCATTTCGCCCCAAACGTTCTTTTTTTTCTTCCACTTTTTTTCATTGACAACGTAGTGTGTAATGATAGGGACTGTGGAAATGAAAAGGGGATTTTTTGGGGCATTCTTGTAATCGAGAAAGCGCATTGTTCTGATTGTGAGCTTTGCGGACATATCATTCTCGCGGAAGAACTCGACCACCGCGTTTTGGAATGCAGACGTGTCGAAGGGTGGGGCTTTGAAGCCTTTTTCTTTAAGAATGTCCTGTGCTCGGACAAATTTGGTTACTGACATAATTGTTTTATTGTTTGGTTGATAGTGGCGGAGGAGGCGATGTGTGCGCCTCGCTACGCCTCTTCAGGCTGGCTGTGCTAAGATTGTGAATACAAAGGTAGTGATTTTTGCGATTATCGGACAGCCTTTTGGTGATGTTTTTTTGAATAAAAAGCGGACACGTTCTGAGGATGTGTTGCATTTCTGTAAGTGAATGATCGAAGACCGTTCTGAGAAACAGATCTATATCGACAGGTGCTGTCGATATAGATCTGTTGATGCAAACAGTCTGGAGTGAATGAATCCTCCTTGCGTGTCCTGTGGGATGCAATTCCCGTGGTGCGGACTTCTCATGAGTGGCGGCACATGGCTGTAGGTGTGTGATGTATCCAGAACGTGTGCGGGATGTGTGAGGCGGATGCCGCCTTGAACATCCCGCATTAAAGCTCTGGATGCTGATGTTATCCCGTGTGAAGCACGCGGAGATGTCTGAGTGATAGCTTCAGACATCTCGCGTATCTCGTACGGGAAACCAAATAATCCCTCCTTGTGTACCCATTCAGGCTGCGATACCTATTGTTGGTTCATAATCATGTCTTGATGGTTGATGATGTGGCGTGACGAAGACTTGGCGCATTACTGTAGGTCGTTGATGTCTCCAGCGGTAAGACTCATCCTGGAAATGCGCCGCAACGTGCGGCGGTGTCCAGGATGAGACGCTGGAGACTGAATCCTGTCTTCGCTCACGCCTGTTTAAGGCTGCGCTACCTGTGTAGGTGTTATTGATTATTGTGCGCAGTCATTAGCTGCGCTGTTTAGGTAATGTGATTTCGCTGCACGGAAAGCATTGACTTATGGGCCAGTAAAAGCTATTGTCTATGCCAGCAAAACCCCGGTCTTCATATAGGCGTGTTACAACGTGCTCTCGGGATTGAGAATGTATATCGCAATATACTCTCATTCCTACCTCGATTTTCTTCATATCTACAATGTTTTGGTTATTGGTAGGGAGATTGCTCTCCCTGTTTTGGCTAATCTATACGCTCGTAGGCATGGCGCATGGCATCGTTAGCTCGGAAATATTCCTGGTCTTCTTCTGTCTCAATACACTTGTCAACATAATCGTTGCTGCTGAGGACAATCCTGCCGTCTTCGTAAGCCTTGCGAACTGTTTTAACGGCTTCTTCTTCGTTGGGTGCGTCTACCGACACTGTTCTCTGGAGGAACTCGGTGATTGATACGTAATACTTCATAATTGTTTTAATTAAATTGGTTAAACTTGTAGAGGGATTGCTCCCTCTGGGTTTTAGGCTGTCTGATGGACATTGTGTGCTTCAATCTGCTTCTTGAATTTCTTGGGAAACTTCTCCCAGTCTTTGTATGCTTGCACTACTTGATATGAAGAACATACGTTAAGAGGCATTTCGTAGATGTAATAACACTTTAGTTTCCCTGAGCTTTCATATAGAACCCATTCACCAGAAGCGAGAGTACCTTCGTTAAGCTGAATGGCGTTGCCACCTGCCTCGGTGTAGCGATTGACGAGGCTATCGACATAATGATAGTCGCATTTGTACTTTATCATAATTATAATTTGTTTGGTTTGTAGTGAGGGAGGCAAGCTCCCTCCGTTTAGGCTGCGCTATAAATATAGCCCTCGCACTTTGTGCCGTCTTCGTAGTAGTAATCTTCTCGTTCCGACAGCTCTTCTCGTACCGCTTCATCGCTTGCCCAATACTCGTACTCCTGCTGGAAAGCCTTAAAAAGGCTATTATAACATCTCTCCATGACATCACGGAATGTGAGGTCGCGGTATTCGGGGCGTGCCCAGTTGCGGTAATAGTCAAACAGCGGTTCAAGAACATCGCAGTCGTAGCACATGCCGGTCAACGGACAGCCGTCAAAACTCTCCATCAAAACCTTGCTGCGACGTGACTTGTATGTGTACTTGCCATTTTTGTCGTATTTACCACTGGATGAGTAAAATCTTCCACGTATCAAGTATGGCATTATTTCGCTGCTTATATAACGGAACAACAGTTTCCCGTTCAAGTCTTCAAGGTCAAACTCCTCGAAAGCCAGCTTGTCGCTACGGACTTTGCCAAATCCGCAGCCTTCATAGCTTACCTCGTAACTGGTCACGTAAGAGTCGGTTATTCGCTCAAACTCCTCAAGCGTATTGTTGAAATACGTCCTGTAACACACCATTGTGTTATCCATAACGTTCCAGCGCTCACGCTCGATAATCTTGTCTTGTACATCCTTAGACAATTCGCCAAAGGTAAACACCTTAATCGTCAGCTCTTTCATATTCAATTCTTTTTAGGGTTAATACAGAACCTCCCGAAATGGGAGGCTGTTGAGGCTGCGTTACTCTTTGGTCATAAGATACTCGAAGACAATCTTGCAGGTGCGCATTTCTTTGTAGTAGGTGACGGTCGTTTGAAGCTTTTTATCATCGGCTACATGATTGTCGTTGACACTTGCGCAAACGAGACCGAGCCAATGTCTGACCATTGACTGAAGCTCGTAGGTAATCGGACTGTCGAAAAATTTGAGGGTCACAACGTTTGTGCCGACATTGTACGTAACCTTGACGATACAGCGATTGATAAATCCTACGAGTGTTCCATGTCCGTCACGACAATAGGAATTGTCGTCGAAAAGGTCATCGAAGAGAACGTCGCTGCACAGGTCCTTCTCGTTAATGGGACATGGCATCTTGAATTGTGTCCTTAGCCTGTAGGCAAATCCGTAGAACTTTGTAAGAGCACGGCGTGCTGACTTGTAGGATGAATACGTCTTGTCCCTAAAGACTGCCGTACCGTCGTCGTTGACGTGTATGGTTGTCGTACCAAGCTGATGAGAGAATGTTATATTCTTCATATTCATATATGTTTTAAAGATTTGATAGTTCCGTGTCGGGACTCGAACCCGATGTACGCCTGTCGCTCACGGATAAAGAGAACTACTGCTTCGGCTTTTCGTAATAGCACGACACCTTGTAGCCGTTCTTGGCGAGGATGTCAAGTAGTGTATGTGCGCTCTTGTAGAAGATGTTAAGCTCGATGCTTACGACCTCGTCAGTGAATAGTCGTTTGCCATTCTTAATGATGTTATCACAGTGCTTTTTGTCGGCGAAGAAATTATACAGGACATATCTTTCTTCGCCATTCTGTTCGTACTTACAGATAAAAATAGCAAGTGCGTTGCCTGCATAGATGTTTACATCAAAAGTCTTCTCTTTCTGCTTGATGGTAATTTTGCCCATCTTGTCAGTCCACTTCCATTGTAATGCCATAATTCTAAAATTTAGTTAATAATTGCACCTCCCCAAAGGGAGGTGAGTTAGGCTATGCAAGTTTCTCTATTTTGAGGTTTTCCGACAATATGTATGCAGGATATGCGCGGCTGTCAGTCATAGTCGGTTCTACATATATAAACATCTCGTCTTTTTCCTCTTCTGTCAGGCAGAGTTTAGATTCTATATAGTCGTCCGTCCAAAACAGCTCTACAAAATCATTCTCCTCTGCAAAAGCAAGAACATACTCAAGAGCTTCCTCTTCGTGTTTGGCGTACACGTTGTATGTGCTAAGATAATAGCCACATCCAGGATACAGACCTACAGAATAAAGATTGCATCCACATTCTTTGTTGTTTATTGTTTCCATAATTCGTTGTTTGTTGGTTATACTTGCACTCTCCACAAGGGAGAGTCTTTTAGGCTTATCAATACCACAACGGAATGAACTTCGCAATATTTTTAGCTTTTCTGCGGTCTCTTCTGCGCCTTTCTTCGTAAGCGCTTCCGTTGACGCACTGGTCGGCTGACCGCTGAAACATTGCACCTACAGCCCAATAGGCTGGAGTGTAATCCTGCGGAACTTTATCCAAGTCAATGCAGCCAGAGTCAAGTATTTGGTTGATACACTTGTTGAACTCCTCTACATTCCTGTAGTTGCGAACAACATGGTTGCACTTTTCGATAAATTCTTCTCTCGTCATAATTCTAAATGTTGGTTAATAGAAATCCCCACCCGTGATAGTGAGGATTGATTTAGGCTAACCGAACATGAGCGAGTCAATCATTCTGTAGAATGTGTACTCGTCGGTGCTGTTGTAGAGATAGTGTACAAACTTGCGTCTGTCCTCCATTCTCAAGACTCTGTAATAATGCTTGAAGTCGGAGAAATTGCCGTTTATCCACGACTCGTGCATTATCTGCATCATTTCGTACTCGCCTGCCACCTCGTAGGACTTAGCCTGCTGCGCAAGCGTTCTGCTTCTCCTTTCGGATGCTCTTTTTGCTGTTGCCATAATTCAGAAATTAATTTGGTTAAACGTTGTTCTGTGCAGATAGGCTGCACAGATTTGTTGAGGCTCAATAACCACGATACAGGATTCTCTTGACAAGCGGATATTCGTAACCTCCGTCCTGTCCTACGCAATAGGTAAAGCTCGGCTTGTTGCCACGCAGCTCAACCCACAGACGACTGAGTATTCCGCAGTTCTGTATTCTGCCGTACTTCATGTTGTGGAATACCTCGTCGTACTTTCTTTTCTGACAGCCCAGTGCTTGACAGAAGCCGTCAGACAGCTCACGCAGAGCGCTGTCGGTAAGCTCGAACGGACGCCACTTATAATGCTTGTTGTCGTAGATTTGTCCGCCTAAAAAGTCGCTCATTGTAAACTGATGCGCGCCGTTCGCTCTAAGCAAGCCGGCGAGCGTCTTGTAAGTTCTTTTCTTCATAATCTTATTTTTGTTGGTTTGTAATTGTTCCTGCGTGCAATCGTCACGCAGGATTTTAAGGCGTTAGTAACGGAAACGGCTCATGTCTACGCCGTAAATCTTTGCAAGGCGCAGAATACCATTGGCGATGCGCTCAAACCATGTATGTACAAACTGCGAGGTTCTTGCGTCTGTTCTGCAATAACCCCACTCCGTGCCAACCTTGGCAATGTCATAGTTCGTAAAGGCTACGTTCACGGTAGAGCAAAGACCACTAATCCAGTATGTCAGTTTCTCCAGAGTAGACATTCTGCGCCTGTCGTTTTTGTAGATTTCATCGTAGAACATATCAAGCGCAAACTCAATGCGCTCCTTGTCAGACATAGACTCTACATCTACATCATCGGAAGAGATGGAGTCAAGGATGTAAGCATACATTTTGCCGTTCACTTTGTAATCTCGTGGGTTCTTTTTCATAATCCTAAAATTTTAAATGGTTGATAAAATGAACCCGTGACAAAACGTAACGGGTTGTTTAGGCTCAATCGTGATAAGCAATGGCTACAATCTCAACAATAGCGTCGTGAAAATCATTCTCAGATTTCGGATCATTGTAGTCGGTCATACGTGCGTTGTGCATCTTGCGAGCTGCAATCTTTGCCTTGTTTATCTGATACATCAACGAACGTTCAAAATTCTTGTCGCAATTTCTGTCTCTAAGCATAATTCAAAGATTTTTGGGTTAATGATTGCATGAGGGACTGTTTATCCCCCATAAATTCAGGCGATACGGAAGGCTGCGACTACGTGATTGTAAAAATCACGTAGTCGCTGTCTCATCCATTAAAGGAGAATCGACAAATGTACGACCGATTTTGTCCGCAATACACACGCTATATTGATTTTCCCACGACCATCTGACTATCTTTACGATATACTGATAGTTGGACTTTTCGACTATTGCATCACAAGCGAGCAGCAAATCCCCCTGTAGAATCTCCTCAAATTCCTTTCTTTCCTTGTCTGTCATAATTCTAATTTTAGGTTAATAGTAGGCAGCACATTATCGTACTGCCCGATTTTAGGCGTTTTGTGTGCGGTGTGCATTGATGAAAGCAATGCAGCCGTTACAGATGTTCTCGTTGTGACGGGGGTTTTGAAAGGTGGAAAGATAAAATATTACAGTCTTTATGGGTCTACCGGGTTCTGGAGAGTCTCTCTCCATAAGAAATACGGAAGCTGACATTGAACCCAAGTATCCACCGGTGCTTATCTCCATACTTATTCTCGAATCACCTACCGTGGAAAGCTGTACCTTCCACCACTTCCTTAGCAACACTTTCATGTGCTCTAACTCTTTCAATTCACTCTGTGTCATAATTCTTTGTCTGTTGGTTTGTGGCACCGACCCTCAATGAGTCGGCTGTTTAGGCTAATCGCTCACGTTGAAGAAATACAACACCTCAGAGCTATCGTACGCCGTTTTTACGTACTCCGGTTTAAGTCTCTCAAAACGCGCCTTTTCAACGTGCATTCCCCATACTATAATCCAGATGCCAGCGGGAAGCATAAAATCCTCGTCAGTTGAATATAGCTCCTTTGTGCTTCTTGATTCAAGAAAGCACTCCGTTAACCATTGTGCACTGTTCAAATCCTGATTGTTGATTTCTTGCAGCAAAAGATAATCTCTAATTTTCATAATTCTAATGTTTTAGTTGGTGAATAGTCCGTGCGCATGATTGCGCACAGGGTTTAGACAATGTACGCCACGGTCAGGAATATACCGTCGTAGCTCAAAAACTCTACGTGTGTGTACATCTCCTGCATCTTAGCGTATACGTACTCCATGAAGCGAGAACCCTCGCACTTGATTCTTTTTGTTGCCATAATTCATTCTGTTTTTTAGTTAATATGCCGGCAACGCTCAACAACGCTGCCGTGGTTTAGGACTACATAATGCGCGGACGTGAGAAGCTACGCTCAATATTCAAAGCCTTCCAATCGACCCTTGCTGCACGACGGGAATACTCGCTGTCATCCAAATTCTTACGTCTGCACTCTGCCGAAATGGCTCTCTTGTTGCTTGCAACAAGCGCTGCAAGGAATAATTTGTCTCCGTGTGTCATAATTCTGTGATGTTTTTAATTGGTTAATTATCGTACTGCCCAAATGAGGGCAGCTGTTTAGGCTCAAGATTTCAGAATGTGAAATCCACATAAACAAGGCGTGCGCCTTTGAACTCGCCCCAATGATTGACGTCGTCGTACTTGTAAGCCTCGTATTTCCTGGTGCTTCTGTTGTAATCGTCACGTATCCAGACCGGAGCGGTCTCCGATTCTGTCAAGCGGAAAAAATCACCACGCTTGACATTGCGCAATTCTGTCTTTCTCATAATTCTGTAAGGGTTATAATTATCGTACTGCCTGACTAAACAGGCAGCATTCAGGCGCAAAGTTTTCCAAGCACAATTTTCGTACTGCTCAACATTCAGCGTTCGATCCAAACAGGTATTTCTCCAAGCGCTCTGTCTCATGTAGGTAATTGCGGGAAAAACCACGACCAATTTTCGTACTGCTCCAGAAGTAGAAGAGAAACACTATGTAGAAAAATCCAAGCAGAACAGTATTTATCGTACTGCTTGCTATCAGTATGCACGGAAGAAGCTGAAGGTTTCCAAGCACAATTATCGTACTTGAACGGAGGATTTGTCTTGTTGTCATAATTCTGTATTTTTTTCTGTGGTTAATAGTCCCTACACAACTGCGTAGGGTTTTAGGCGTTAATCACTCCATCCACGTTCCGCCGTGAAACGTCAGATTGTGCCCGTTCCACGTTCCGTGCCAGAATCCATCTTTCAACTCTGTTACGTCTACCTCTGCGTACAGCGACGAGCCGTCGCAGAGAATAATCATTTCTCTTACTTCCATAATCCTAAGGTTTACCGGTTAATAGTCCGTGCGCGTAATGCACGCACGAGTTTTTAGGCTATGCGGAGATGTTTTGCGTACGTTCTGCATACATCAAACGCAGGATGCTCAGGCGTACGCTCTGACGTGTCGAATAATCGTACTTCCACATATCCCATGTCCCTGGCATCTGTGAAATAATTCCAAGCGTCATGGAAATTGTCAAAACCCATGTAATGTACGTGCGGATGCTCACCGTATGTGACACACATGCTCTCTTTGTAATATTTGCTCATAATTCTTTGATTTTGTTGGTGAATATTGGTAGAGCAGCCACAAGGACTGCCCTAATTTGCCTTAGGACGTGCATCTTGGCACCGCGTTTGTCGTTATTGTCTTCTCTCACGGCTCACGCCCTACCTGTAACGCTGAGGTGCGCCCTGTTTCCTAACAGCTGACAGGGAACTGCTTTTTCTCAATTTGGTATGCCCTTTTGCGTATAGCTCACTGCAACCACCACGTTGCAGACGATTTAGCGAGTAACCGGCTCGCACGCTCGTGACACGTTAGAATATGAATTATGAATTATTATTTGTTTGTCTCACTTTCCCGCTGTAGTCGTGCACTGCAACCATTCGGCATTACCTTATATGTTCCTGTCTTCTTTCCTTATTCGCCTTCAGTCGTCGCACATCAAGCAGCCGTCTTGTCGGCTGCGCTGCTCTTTGCGCTAAGTTCATTGCGTGGGGCGGTAGTTATCAGCCGAACACACAAGTCCCTGTGCAAGTCGTTCAGGACTCGCACCTGTGCCTGTGCCGTGTTGAGTCCAGACGGACGCACGACTTAAACAAAGGTTACAGGATATATAAGGTATTTCCTAATTGGGCGCTACCTTATGCGACATTACAAACAAATGTTATATAATGTCTGTATGATATAGTCGCTACATGTGGAGTCGAACCACATCGATTAAGTTCCAAAATAGCGGATATGAAAAAGGGCGTACCGTAAAGCGGTACACCCTAATTTCTTTGTGTGTGTTGTCTGTGTTACTCGTTGCCTGCTTGTGCTGCTTCCGCTTCTATTTTTGCAAGTGCAGCACGTGCAGCGGCTAATCGTTCCTGCAAACTCTTACGTTCCTTTTTCTGATTGTCAACTTGTTTCTTGCTTTCTTCATAGTCTTTCACAAGTTGAGCAACAAAGGAAGTTAATCCGGCTAAACTGTACACATCCGGTGTGATGTCCTTTGTTTTACCGTTGATGTTTACCCATTCGCCAAACTTTGAGAAACCGCGCGAATGACTAACCGCAGTTATAGCAAACTCTATGGCTGCATTGGCATGAGTTGCGAATTCTTCATCTTGCCACAGGCAATAATTTATTGCCTCATCGTACGCCTTTTTGGCTTTGGTATACTCATTGTACAACCTGTTCAATGAGTCGTAAGCCGTAGGGCGTTCTTTGTCCTTTTTGGCGTTATTCTGTACTTCGGTATTCAATAAACCACAAAGTACTACATTGTTAACTGCGTTGTCGCTTTCGGCTATAATAGCCTGTAATTCCTTATTTGTCATAATCTATTGTTTTGTGTGCCTACATACTTATATACATACGTTTCCACACAGACAAAACAGGCACAAATAGAGCCTGTGTGAAATGTACCGCCGTACACCTATATAAAAGCAAAAATTAAGCCGTCAGAATATGAATTAACATTTTTAACATACGTGTAACCCTCTATATATCAACGACTTAACTATATTTTCGAGTGCATAAATATTCATTTTCTGTATAAAGACTGACAAAGTGACAATTTTAACTTAATATACCTTAATTGTCAGTGACAAGTTGGCAGGATTTAAATATGTTTAACCAAACGTGAAACATATAAATATACAAGTACTTGTATTAATATACTGCCGTAAGGTATTTATATTCAATGTGTTACGTTAATTTATAATATAAATTGGCGTGAAACATCCAAAATGTGAATTAACATAAATTGACTTTATATTATTGCATATAATATAAATATGACAGGGGACACCCCCGTACAAAGGACTATATTTGTTAGTAGTCACTCCTCTTAAAAATTTTTTCTTCCGATTTTTGCATATTTTCTGTATATTATTGTATATATGTTAATTTATTGTTAATGCGTATGAAATTGTGTAAACGTGCATATTTATGCAATTCGTTTATTTTAGTTATTGTGTTGTTTGAGTCTGATAATGTTGTATTGTTCTTGGAGTTCTACTTTATTATTCTGTATTATATTGCATCTAATGGAGGTTAAAATGGAGGTAAAATACAGTGTTAATAGGATTTTATGCAGTATTGGAGTATTATTATTACTATCTTTATATCGCAGATGTGTGAGAGTTCTTTTGGGAAACTTGAATCTGCAATGCTGCTTGACAGCCGATAAATAAAGACTTTTTGCTACATGTAGGTCCTCCATAGTTTGCATATCGGAAACTCCAGAGTAGAGTTAGGGAATGCGGAGTGTTGTCTGTGTGTCGGCAAAGGTACAAAATAAATACATAAACAACAACATAAACAGTGGATTTATAGGGAATATGGATAAGAAAAGAAGGATGAAGAACGATGATGTGAGGCGTTCGGCTGTGCGGAACTACCGTGAGGGATGCAACAATCTGGCTAAGGTGGTGAACGAGCAGCTGTTTGAGGGTTGCCGTGCCTGGTATTGGGTTGGCGGTGATATAGGTGGAGTGTGTGGCTTTGAGGATTGTGACTTTTTGAGTGCTGAGGATATGGCGAGGATTGTGGAGAGCGGCATGACGTATGATGAGTATGCTGAATGGCGTGATGCTAATCTTGAGCATGAGCAGCACATAAACCTACGGTCGTGGATGAAGGGTGCAAGACATGAGATGTGTGGTACTGTGCAACCAGGTTGTGCTCCCTACGAGTATAAGACTAATGAGTCTTGTGACGGTCTGACACGGGTGATAGATAACGTACAGGATGTAGCGGTAATGCGCGACGTGCTGTTGCGGTTCATTAATTGGTTCAAGACGGACTTCAAGACGTTGCCGCTTATACTGGCAGACCCGTTTGCTGACGCAACGTGTAACAGTCTCACAGCGGCAATATACGCCTATATGTCCGATATTTCAAAGAAACGGGAACAGGAAAACAAAGACAAGGAGGAACGTGAGCTGCGCCGTGACGACAAAGACTCCTGTCTGCTGTATAAGAGTGAGGCAGGGTCCATAACGATGCGTTTGAAAGCCGACGGCAGCACATTCCGCGACATCACGGATGAGATGTACGACACCTATAAGGCTAAGAATAAAGACTACGACGACAGTTTCCATCAACTCTTTGAGGAGTGCGGCATGACATACGCCTACGGACACCTGAAAGAGAAACTGGTGCGTATGAAGTCGCTGATGAAGGATGAGGCTAAGGTGAAGGGCGAGAGCATGAGAGACTCGTTGCTTGACCTTGCCAACTATGCGATACTTATAATCATGGAGCTTGACAAAACGAAAAAGTAATTGCAATAAAAGACTAACGATATGGAAGAAATTGTATTTAGGGGCAACGACAACCAGGCTCTGACGACAAGTGCGATTGTTGCGGAGAAGTTTGGTAAAGAACATAGTGATGTATTGAAAGCCATAAGAGCTTTGTTTACGACAGGGGAAAAATCACCTTTCGTTGAAAATCAGCAACTTACAAAGATGTTTGCTCTTGTGGAGGCTGAACAGCCAATGCCTGTTGGAGGTGGTGTAAAGAAGATACCCGTGTACGTTATGAACCGCGACGGTTTTACATTGCTGGCAATGGGTTTTACTGGAGCGAAGGCACTGGCTTTTAAATTGGAGTACATGAACGCCTTCAACGCTATGGAGCGGCAGATACGCCAGAGTTCAGGCGTTCCGCAGACGTTTGCCCAGGCTCTTATGCTTGCAGCGAAACAGCAGGAACAGATAGAAGCACAGCAAAAGCGGCTTGAGATGCAGCAGCCTAAAGTGGATTTCTTCGACGCAGTGGCAGAAAGCAAGACGGCTATTGACATCAAGGCGGTTGCGAATACCCTGCACTTCAAGAATATCGGGAGAAATAAGCTGTTTGAAATCCTGCGCAACAAAAAAATACTGATGGGGAACAACCTTCCGTATCAAAAGTATGTTGACTGCGGGTATTTCCGCACGATAGAACAGAAGTATACAACGTCTGACGGCGTAAAAATTAACATAAAGACACTCGTCTACCAAAAGGGTATGGATTTTATTCGTAAAACCCTAAATGGTTTGGGTTGTAAGCAGGCGGAGCAATGACTAAGTGTGGGAAAAAGGAAACAAAGGAGAAACTATCGTGAAATGGATATGAGCAAAAACAGATACCGCAACAAGATTCCTCCGTTCACTCCAGACCCTGAGCACTGGACGAGGAAGTCGAGATCATGGAAGGCGAAGGTTGCCTACGAGACTGAGGATGATGCCTGGGAGTTCCTGAACCAAAATCCGAAGCTGAAGGCGATGGGTTACGTGGTGTACCAGTGCAAGACTTGCTCCAAGTGGCATATTGGTAGACGACATTAATAACAAACAAAAATGTAGACATGAAAAAGAAAGGTTATTACGAATACGTACCGCAAATCTACCCAAGAAGACTTTGGGTAATGTACGATACATCCGAAGAAGAAATAGACAAATGCTTTACTGATATAAAAGGCGACCCTCTTGTTCATAACGGTGTGCCTATGAGTAAAGGAACCTACGGAGGCATGGTTTATGACGAGTGTATGAGTAAAGCAGGAAAATACTTCGGCAATCTCGTTGTCTTTCCAAAAAAGAGGGATATGACTATGAAAAATATCTGCCACGAGGCGTTCCATGTCCTATCGTCTATCAATGATGCGTGCGATTTGGAAAGGTTGTATAATGGCAGGAATGAGCACCAGGCATACCTCATGGGGTGGATATGTGATTGCATCAACAATGCTCGCTTAGGAATTGGAGATTTTATCGAAATCGTAGACACAAAAGAATAGAAAACATGGATAACAAGTGTAAGGACTGCGCAATGTTTTCAGCCGAGGATGCGGACAGCCCGCCCTGTTGCCTCGCCAAAGACCTCTACACGTTCGTGATGGGCGAAGATGAGGCTTGTAGGGAGTTTGTAAAGTGGAACGACAAGAAATAACAAACAAAATAAAACGAAATGGAAAGAGAGAAGATAGTAATTGAACTTTGCGGCGGTAAGATGCCGGAAAAGGCGCACGATGCCGATGCAGCGTATGACGTATTCACAAAAGAAGACGTGAGAGTGCTCGATTGGGAACGCTATGCAATACCTCTCGGCTTTAAGATGCAGCTTCCGAAGCATTTAGCTGCGGTGATACAGCCGAGAAGCGGTATGTCTGTCAAAGGTATGCACGCCAAAAGGATGTGCGATGGAGGACTTATTAAAGAAATGCGAATTGACGCTGATGTTAAACTTGGCTTGATAGATAGCGGCTATACCGGCGAGGTGAAAGCAATCGTGAAAACCTATGGTATAGGCGGCTTTTTGCCAGGAGACATTATTATTCCTGCCGGCACAAAGATAGCACAGATGAGGATAGTGGAGATTCCTGCGACGGTGCTTGTGGAGGGTTGGATTGATAAGGACACGGAGCGTGGCGAAGGAGGTTTTAATTCAAGTGGAGTGAAATAGATATGGAAGGCAAGACATACATCGGCATAGACCCGGGAGCGAAAGGCTATATTGCAGTAATGTACTCCGACGGCACACGTGAGTATTACTCCATTGCGGATAATGACTATCACGACATTGCGACGTTTCTTAAAAACATCAAGACGATACACGATGAAGACTGTGTGTGCTGCATGGAGGAGATACACGCCGTGTTTGGCTCGTCGGCAAAGGCAACATTCTCATTCGGAGAAATATACGGAATGCTGCAAGGTTTTCTGATTGCACTTAAAATCCCTTATCACCTCGTGCCTCCGAAGATGTGGCAGAAGGAGATTTGGATAAACCAAGACAAAGTATCCAAAACAAAAGACGGAAAGTCAAAGGTAGACAACAAGGCTACATCTATCAACGCTGCAAGAAGATTGTTTCCGACCGAAGATTTTAGGCGTACAAGCAAGTGCAAGAACGTAGACGATAACAAGTGCGACGCGTTGCTGATATGCGAATACGGAAGGAGAAGAGGGCTGTAGAAAGGGGTAAAATGGTAGGTTGGGTAGGTGGTGTAGGTGTGGTAGGTTTGGTAGGTTTAGTAGGTTATTGTTTATTGTTTAAAAAATAAGGATATGGAATTTGGAAAGAAGTTATATTGTGGCAATTTTGTGGTTACAAAGAAGTCGCGTAGCCTGAGCAAGCAGGAGTTGAAGGAACTTCGTGACAAGGAAGGAATCCGCAAGGATGTCCGCAAGCACCTGACGCGAGGTTCACTGCCATACATGTGTGTTGAAACGGTCGGCGGCGGATGGAAAGTGGAGTTCGGTATCGGCACAACGATGTTCGAGGCGATTGACGCACTCAGCATGGTTCGTGACGAGAAGGGCGATTGGCGCACTCACGGAACGGAAGGCAAGAACGCAGAGGCTATCTTTACCGGCATGTTCGTTGACACTACCGTCGTCGGCGACGCGGAGTATCAGGCAGCAAAGATGAAAGCAATGACAGAGTACATTGATCGCACATCAAAGGCGAATATCGCCAAGGAGGACAGTCATGAATAGCAGAGAAGCGGCAAAACTATCGTTGAGGATGAAATCTGAAGCCGTTGATTTAGGTCTGTGCCAAAAATGGACGGAAGAGTGGGCTGACGGCACCTCAAAAGACGGGATGGTGGATAAGTTCGTCAGAGGCATTGACTTCTGTATCGAGCACAACTGGCCTTCGCCCAAAGTTATGAAACGTGATTTTGGTGATGTAATACACAATCATGGTGTGTATGTAGACGAGAATGTAGACGCACACAACCCGCCAATCGTGATACTGAACGGTGAATGTGTAGCCAACGTGACTTACACAGGAACAGCGACTGGAGAAGTGTATGTACGGCACCAGTCTGAAGCCAGGATAAGGGTGGAGGGTCTGACCCGCTGTTTCGTGAATCTTTATGACGAAGGCTCAGTGAGTATAGATTGTGATGACGGCTGTAAGGTGTTTGTGTACCAGTATGGCGGTTGTGTAAGAAAAGTGGCGGGAGATGTAATAATTAGAGACAAGCGAGATGAAGAGAAGTAACGGAGAGAATATAGACCAGCTGTTCGGCCAGCTATTGCAGTTGAGTGCAGAAGACAAGTATGACTTTGAAGAGTTCAGAGGTGATTGGGGTCGCTCTAACGGCGAGAAGTTCAACGATATGTTGTCGCGTTTCTGCCGTCAGATGCGAGAATTGGCAAAGAGCAGTCCTGTAAAATACATGTCAGGTTCTTACTATGTTTTTAACGGTAAGATATATGAGCGTGTTGACGACAATGTTGTGGAGCAGGCCTACCAGTTGCTCGTAGAGAAGCTGCGTATAGGCCCTATTATGAACAGGACCTCGATACGTAAGGAAGTTTTTATAAACACTATAAAGAACTATAATGTTCTTGTACCTCAGTTTGACGTTGTTGCGTTCAAGAACGGAGTGGTAGACTTCGGTTTGTCGAACAGCAATCCACGTACCATGCCTTTTTCTCCTCATTATCATGTAACGTATTATCATCCGTATGATTTTGACCCGAAGGCGAAGTGTGTGCGGTGGACACACTTTCTTGAGGAAGTGCTGCCGGACAAGGCATCAAGAGAGATATTGCAGATGTTCTTGGGATTGGGTCTTGTGCAGAGGGGCGATGCCTACAATCCATACGAGGGAAAGATGGTGAACAAGATAGAGTTGTGTCTGATGATGATAGGAGCCGGTGCAAACGGCAAGAGTGTGGTGTTTGAGGTGATGTGCGCCCTGTTTGGCTCGGAACACATCTCGAAGATGGACTATGCCGACCTGACCGCAGACGGAGACGAAGGGATGCGTGGCCGTTATCCTATCAGAAATGCCATATTCAACTGGTCGAGCGATTCGGACCCGAAGAAATTCGGCAAGAAGAACACTGGAATGTTCAAGCGAATCGTCTCTGGCGAGCCAGTGCCGTATAGAGGTTTAGGCGAGAACGTGATGTCTGCCGGCACTTTGCCTTATCTGATATTCAGTCTGAACGACCTTCCCTCGTCGGACGATGTGTCGTTGGGCATGATAAGACGTTTGCAGTACGTAAACTTTGAGGTGACAATACCGAGGGAGAAACAGGACCCACTGTTGGCTGCAAAGATAATAAAGAACGAGCTGCCTGGCGTGTTCAACTGGGTGCTTGAGGGCGAGAAGCTGTTGAGAAGACGCCAGTTTGTATTCCCGGAGGCAGAAGGCTCGAAAAAGCACAAGATAATGTCGTACTTGAAGACGTGCCCGGTGATGTCGTGGCTCATGGCTTACGGTGTGCGCCATGAGAGATGCGTGAACGGCGAGAAGCCTGTATGGATGCCGGCATCTACGCTGTATGAGAGCTTTGAGCAGTTCTGCTGTGACAACAACTTGGAGGCAAACGAGATACCCTCGATGAATCGTTTCAGCAGAACATTGTGGAATGACTGTCACTTCTCGAAGAAGAAGACCCCGAAGTGTATGGTATATGAGACATACGGTGTGACCGAAGAAGACCTGAAGGAGCACTTTATTATTGCCGAGATGAAGGGTGTAGAGTTTGGAGAAGAGATAGGATTTATCAAGGAAGATAGGAAGTAGTAATAATTAATAAATCAGATAGATATGGAGATAGAGAAATTTATTGAGATAGTAGAGGACAAGTCTATGCTTGAGTATGGTCTGCGAGTGCTGATGCAGGCTGCTGAGACAAAGAAGATGCCGGAAGAGGCATATATGCCCACCTTTAACGACGAAATGCTTGAGGAGGCGTTTATGGCCGTATTGGAGAAGATAGTTAACAGTTAATGAAAAAGGTGCCTTCTTCGCAGAAGGCACCCTATACAATGTCAATTTAACATCATTATTTATTCGCTTTTTTCTTTTGGCATAACGCCATTCCGTTCTGATAAACAAGACAGGAATGGCAGTCGGTGGGGTAATTGACCGGCAAGTGGAAATGGACCACATTGTTCTCCTTGTCAATCTCGTCCTGCTTAATCTTGTTGTAATCGGCTTCGAGTGAAACGATTTTAAGCCAGTCGGGAGAGCCGTACTTAGCTTTCTTTTCGGCAATGACGAGCTTGCGCAGAATAGTCTCTTTGGACGTTTCGTGCGCCAGTTGGTCGGGAGACAGGCCGTCGGACTTGGCGTTGGCCTCGTCGCGCTTGCCTTGCAGTTCGGCAATGCGTCGCTGGACAGAGTCGAGAGCTTCGAGTTTGCCCATTTCCTTTAGTAGTTCGGCTTTGGGCCATGACAGTCCTTTTCCCTGGAACGCCACTGCCCAAGCGTCTATTTGTGCCCATCCGGCAGCTCTTAGGTCCGCATAGATGAGATAAGCGGCATCTGACATGCCGTACTTCTTTTGATTGTTGCGTGCTGCAATTGAAAGAGCGTATTCAGACATAATCTATTGTTGTTAAGTTATTGTATTGGTGTGATGCGATAAGCCTTTCCGGGTCTTGCTGAGCCTACCTAAGCCTCTCTGAGCCTTTCTAAGCCTTTGGGGAGGGGTGGCTTGGCTATTGTTTTTGATAAATGAGTGTTACGTAGCATACGCAGCGAGGATGGAATGGCGGGAACGGGTCGCCGAACTTGTGTATATAGGCCGTTTCGTCGTCGCATACGGCGCACGGGAAGGAGCTGCCTCGATGCACCCTGAAACCTATAGCACCAGTCTCCTTTCCGTACTGCTGTTCTGCCCTACCCCACGCTACAGCCACCATCTGCTGCGCGTTTCTTATGATGTTTTGGTAGGCAGCATGGAAGACTCCCTTGCCGTATGAAGGCGTGGCGATGTTTACATCCTTCTTTCTTGCCTTCGTAATTACGGACGTGGTGTACGGGTCTTTATACCCAGTACGTATTGCGGACAGGATCTGCGAGTCGGTGTATTTCATCAATACTCCGGCCTTACACATACGCACCATGTCCTCTGCGAAGTTTTTCAGATAACTGGCAGTTCGCTCCATTGAAGTCTTGCCATACACCTTTGACACAAGAAAGTCCTCCGTGCTCTCTGTGCTGATATCCAGTATTGAGCACGCGGTCTTGGCACAGACGGCAATATCAGTTTCTATTCCGTCGGCAACACCTAACGCAATGCGCTGTGATGCCGCAATAAACCCATTCTCGTTTGTCAGTGTCGCTCCTCTCCTGTATTTAGAAGCGAGCGACACTATCTCACGGGCAACCTTAAACAGCCGCTTCTGTATGCGCGACTCGCAGGCTATCTGTGCCTTTGTCCTATTAAGTGCGTATTCCGATGACTTCATAAATTATTTTTTAAGATACTTATCCCAGTTGTTGCGTCCAGGATAATTGCCGTTCTCGTCCCATTCCTTGTCAGACCTCTTCGGTCTGCCTTTCTTGCCGCGACCTGTGTTAACGTCGTTGCCGGACTGGTTTTTATTTATTTTTGCGAGAGCCTCCTCTTCCTCGATGTTGTTCTCGACCTGTGCCTCCTGACGTTGGATGTCGAGGAGCAAGTCCTGCTGGTCCTCCTCTTTCTGCTCGCGCATGATACGAGTAAACTCGTCGTTCTTCGAGAACTTGGAATTGCGTTCAGAAGCGGTCTGCTTCGAGAGGAACTTGTTCTGAACGGCAGTTGCAAGGTTCGTGATAAGCTCCGTGTCGTTCTGATGGATATAACTTTCAATCCAGACATTGACCGGCAGCGCGACCATTGATGCCATGCAGTTATTCTCCGTTCCGATACCGAACTTCGTTATGTGCACCAGCTGGTCAAGGAACGGCTGCAATCTCTGCGCGTCGTTCATGGCAGCTTCGAGGGCAGGAGAATACAGGAGTTTGATTGCAACACCAGGCAGGTCTCCCGATTTGAGTTCGGGTGGCTTTACGGTAAACGAAAGCTCGTAGATAAGGTCGTAAGCTTTGTTGAGCTGTGTAGCGAAAGCGTTGGACGCATCCGTTCCGTTGATAAATTCCGCTTTACCGTCCGTGTCGGTAATCATAATGGTCTTTGCCGAGCCGTTGGTATCTCCCTTTATCTCAATCTCATCGCCCTCTCCTGTAAGCGTAAGTATCGGGAAGGCATACGCCTTGTTGTTCTCGCAGAGATACGAGAACGCTTCCTCGTAATCCTCGATATTGCGCTGCACGGCAGACCAGCAAGGTCCGTCCTCGTTACGGGCATACGCTACGGGAATGAACGGGAAGCCGTGCCGTTTCTCTTCGACGCAGGCATATTCGGACGCGCCGAAGATTGACGCAATCTTTCTGACCACGTTTTTCGCTGTGCCTCCCGACAAATCCTTCTTCAATCGGTAGAACTTATCCTTATCCCATGCTTCAACCCACTCGATGCGCTCCTCTCCGTCTTCGTCGTAGTCCACATACTTGCGTGCAAACGCAATCAGTTCGCCGGTAAGCGGGTCATATTTCGGAAACAGCGTGTCGCCACGATCGAACGAGAGAGTTCGCGTCCCGAATTTGCCGTCGCCATCGAAATAGCCTACAATGGCACAGTCTGCAACCTTCATATATGCGGATACCGCCTCGAAGAAGCGTATCTCCATATCGTGCATGAGCCACCCCTTCTTGTATTTCGTGAGCAACTCCTGTAGTTTCTCTTCGTTACCCTCTTCGGCTCCCTCCGCAATCTCGAACTGAATATCGTTGCCAGTCACATGAAGAACGTGCTTGGTGTAAATAACCTGCTGAAAAGCAAACGCGGTGCGCTGTATTTTCTGCACGCACCAAAGTCCCGTTTCCGGGTTCTTCTTCCAGATGTCGGGATATTGCTGCGGGTCGCAAATCCTGTGTCCTGACGGATAGAACTCGCGCAAGAAGTCCTGCTGTGTCTTGATGTTGCGATACAGCACATCCGCAGGCATACTGGGGTCTTCGTTCTCGGAAAACTCACGGTTGATAATTCCGTGTTTCATATAACCCTTCGGGGTTACTTCGTAAAACGGCTTTCGGACGAGCAGTTCCCGCACGTCCTTTACATTGTTCAGATCATCCATAGTCCTTTTACTTTTTTGTGTTTCTTTTTAGTTAAGCTGAAAATCATTATGTAAAGCCATGACTCGAAGAAGTCGGGCGAGTGTCCCACATACCGTTTCGCCATCTTCTTTGGCAGCAGCTTGAAGCCTTTGTCGTCGCTGTTGTCATCGCGGCGCAGCATCTTTCTCTCCTTCTGCAAAATCTGACGCAGCGGCACTTTTTCAAACCCATCGCCCGAATACTTGCGCTCAAGCAGTGACGAATCTATCGAGATTTGCTTCTCCTTTATCATCTTGTAGAACAGGAAGGCGCATTGCGATTTAAGGTCTTTATACAGGAACCTGATGCCCTTTTCTTCCTGGTGTGTCATAGCTACAGGAGCAGCCTGGTTGTTAAACGGAACGGCATCCTTGAAGAATCCCTTGAAGTACTGTCCGATGCCCTGCATATCGTAAGTGAAGTTACGTTCTTCCACTCCCCACTCATGCAGCTTTGCCTGTACCGCAGATACGAGCGTTTGCGAGTCGAGGCGCATTACTACAAGGTCTTTGCAGTGCCATCCTTCCCACAGCCACATCACAAAGTTGTCGCCGCCAGTAAAGGCAATGTCGGCAGACGCACGCCGTACTCCATCTCCGACCTGTACGGCGTTGTCGAATATTTCTTCGAGGTCTGCCATTTTTATCATGTCGTCGCCAGCGGACTTCCAGTTCCAGTTGCCCTCCAGGTCACGCATACGCTGTTCCTCGTCCTGTTGTGCGAGGTTGGCGAGGTAAGAGGCATCGGTAGAGATGAGCTTGATGTTCTCCGATACATCGGCTCGAACAAACGTAACCGACTTGATGAACATCTCAAGCTTTGTGTATCCAAGTTCCTCGTAGCTCGGCTTCCATAGCTTGTCTATGATACCGCAGCATTGTTCGTAAACCTCCTCTCGCGTATCTCCCCAATAGATTGAGTCTGGAGTGTCACCATCCATAAAGCAGTATCTGATAACTCCGTCTCGCTCTGGTATGATATAGCCGTCTTCATCCACCCACCAGTCAATGAACTTGCGCACCCATGATTCCGGGTCAGGGTTGCAGGTAATCCAGAATCGGTTGCGGATGTGTGAGGCGTTACGGTTATTGGTCAAGAGATACTTGAATTTCTTGTATGGGCACTGAGTACCCTCGTCGATGCAGACATAGGCATACTGTCGTCCCTGGAATCGTGTCTTGAAATCCTGGAATGCTCCTGCGTAGTACGAGAACTTTAGCCAACCTCCATTGTCGAAGTTCCACGTCATGTCGTTCTGCGACTTGTTGTATGTTCCGAACTGGGAGAACAACTTATACGAGTCTGTCACCAGGGACTGCAAGTCGTCTTTTTCATTACGAAGAATTGTTGCGTGGAAATCAGGGTTCTTAATATCCTTCAAAACTTCCATGAGAGAGGAGAAGGACTTGGAATTGTGGGTAACGATGAAATCTTCGACTACGAACAGTGAGTCTGGGTTGTTTACGGCAATGCAGCAACAATTCCTCTTTCCGATTTTTCTGCAACTTACGATACGTCTTACAAGTTCCTTTTTCTTGTAATTGAACCTGACAGACCACTTCTTTTTCGCTGTCTTTTGCACATAACACACCGAGCCTAAACTATCAATCAGATACTTAAAGTCGGTAGCCTGTTTGGAAGTGCGGAATTTTTTATACCAATACTCACCGATCGTTCTTCCAGTATTATTGATAAGCCTTTCGAGTGTGCCCATTCTTTCGCTGATGGAAGCGAGTCCGTAATCTTCATCAAACTCCACGGGTTTAACACACGGAATGGTTATGTCGTATCCGTCGGCGATATATTTCTCTATCTCACAAGCGAGATGAGGCATACACCGTCTGCTTCCGTCAATGTAAACGTTCCAAATATGGTCGTCAGAGCAAGTTATTTTCGCTCCGTCGGATAGTGTAATCTCGTAACAATCTCTTTTCGGATAAGCGAGGAGTCCCAAAACACGATGTCCTTTCCCGTCCGAACCGATTACGGTATCCCCATATTTCAGCTCCTTGATTTTAACGAAACCCCTGGACGTTAAAACCATCGTATTCTCATCGAGTGGCCCGCCTCGCGAGCCTCCGACTATCTTAATATCAGCATCAATGGCAAGCATACGCTCCTGTCCGCCACGTTGAGCGATAATCTTCAACCTGTCGGGATGCTTCTTGTCTTTATCTCTTAGTGATTGAATGTACTCTTGAGTGTAAACAGGCTCTCCGTTATCCAATTTCAACCCTGAAAAACAACTTTTCTGCATATATATACAAAATATTTATGCAAATATATCGAAAATATTTGGTTAATTGTATATTTATTCATATTTTTGCGAAAGAAAAACGTATATTTATACATTAATGGTAGAAGAACTACCGAAAACCAACACAAAAACTTTTATATATGACAGTAGAAGAACTGCTTTCATTGGTGAACAAGGAGGTTGATACCACCAAGTTCAAAGCACTTAGCCAGAAGACCATTAACGAAGAACTTAATGATGTACTGGACGAATTTGGTGACGACGAGGCTGCGAACGCCAAGATAGTCACCAAGGTGGCAAACCGACTCAAGCGCATGGACGGCAATCTGCACAAGAATGTCTCTGACGAGATTAAGAAAAGCAGAGAGGAAGCTGAACGCAAGAAGAAGGAAGAGGAGGAGCGCAACGGCAAGAAGGAAGAGGAAGACAAGTCTGACGACAAGTACGACAAGCTGCTCGCAAAGCTCGAAGCCCTCGAAAAGGCTAACGAGGAGCGCGACAAGAAGGTATCAAGAGCCGCTACAATCGAAGCGGTCAGAAAGGGCTTGAAGGATAAGTTTGACAAGGCAAAGCTCGAACTTAACGATTTCTTTCTTGACACAGCAATCTCCAAACTTGAAATCCCCGACAAGGATGCCGATGTAATCGACCTGGTTTCAAAGGCAGAGGGTATTTACACTACCGACTTCAAGCGTGCTACAGGCAACACCGCGATACCGCACAAGGGTAGCGGCTCTTCTTCTGGCGGCGGCAAGACAATCCGTGACGACGAGTGGGCTGACATCATCGAACCGCAAGGGAAGTAAACATTTTAATTTTTAAGGTAAAAAGTTATGGATAACAACAAGGATTACTACGGACAGATGATGGCGCAGGGTGCAGTCAATGCTACCGGCGCTGTAATCTTGCAGTCAGAAATGACTATCGGCGGTCAGCGTCATGTGTTTGTTGACCTGCCTGGCGCCGTTAAGGAAGCGTTCCGTCGCCCTCCGATTGGCGGTGTCCTGAAAAACCCGTTCCCTGGCCCAGCCAAGATTTATGCCGGCGACCTCATCGAGCACAGCCTCGGTTTTGCGGACAACAGCGGCGGCACAATCAAGGTGCTCAAGAGCTATGAGGTGGCTAAGGCTACCACCGCTGCTGCGGATACAGCCATCTACATCACACGCGACGGCTATCACCACATTCCGTTTGTGGGTGACAATCTCATGGTTGGCCCGAAGGACTTCAAGACAAAGGGTAAAGGCGTGCTCGTTACTGCGGTTGAAAATGACGTGCAGGACGGCAAGGATGTTTGGAAGGTTACACTCGCAGAAACTCTCGGCTCCCTTACCGTCGGTACGGTTCTCGTGGAGGCGGAAAAGGCAGGCGCAACTGTTTCTGCTATGGTTACAAACCCGAACTGCTTCGCTCCATGCGACGTTGACATGCCGTTCCATACACTTGCCGGCAGTGACAAGTTCTATGCTCCGCGCTACCTCAACGACTTCTGTCTGCTCGGCACTGACGTGGTTATGTGGAAGTCACGCATGAGTCCGATCCCACCGGCTGTAGAGGCGATGAACAAGAGCCGCTACGCAGAGTGGTGGTACGCAGAGAACTAATCGGAAAAACACACAACACAAAAACGAAAAGATATGCCAAAGTTTGATTTTAATAATTCCCGAAAGGCGCGTTTCTTCAGCGACCCCGAGAATACAAGATACTTGCAGAAGTTTATCGACACGAAGGACATCTTCCATGTAAAGTACGGCTGGTATCTCACGCAGGGTACTATCGCGCCCGACCTCACGCCTACCAACCATAAGGGCGTGGCTACATTCTCAGTGGAGGCATCCGCTTTGCACGCTGCAACGCTCGCCAACCTCCGTGCTCCGCTCGCAGGTTCATTCCAGAAGGACAAGGGTGCATTGGCAGTTTATTCTGCCACTATTCCCGACTTCATTACCGACGGCTTCAAGGAAACCGCAGAGGAGCGCAACTACCGCGAGAAGCAGTTTGAGGAGTTTGGTAACGACCGCGACCTCGTAAAGCAGTGGCGCAACGACACCCAGGAGTTGATGGACTCTCTCGACATGACCATGAACTACATGGTGGCAAAGCTGGCTACAACCGGCGAGCTTGACTATACAGGCATCGCCCGCGGTATCCAGATTCCGCTTCACAAGGTGCCGATTCCGAAGGAGAATTTCAGAAAGTGCGGCAAGCTCGAATGGGCTAACGCAGACTGCAACATCCTCGAACAGATGCGCAAGATTGAGAGCGAGTGGCGCAAGGAGTTCGGTCAGAACCGCCTTGCCCTCGTATGGCAGATGACCTACGACACCTTCTACAACACCTTCCTTGGTAACAAGCAGATTAAGGAGCTGTACATCAACTGGTGTAAGGCCCACTATGTTGCTTATGTTGAGGACTACGGCGTGAACACAGAGATGTTCCTCAAGGCGTTCGCCGACATCCAGGGTATCTCACGCATCGAGATTATCGACGAGGAGGAGCGCAACCTCAAGTTCGACGGCTCGGTTGTCAAGGTTAAGGGCTGGGATGACAACATCGTCGTTCTCCGTCCTGCCGGTAATGCTTTCGAGTACGAGCGCAAGCAGGTTGCTGACAAGCCGATGTTCGAGAAGTACGGAAACAACATCGTTCAGAAGGTGTTCGCGCAGACGAACAAGGGTCTCGGTCTGCTCTGCAACTCTACAATCGCCAACGGTGACTACATGGAGTGGCATACCGACCTCATGTTTGCCGCAGTACCGGCGATGCTCGACTTCCCGTATCGTTGGATTATCGACATCACCAAGAAGGGCGAAGGCGTAGCTGCCTAAACATAAAAGCTATCCGTCCTCCTGTAGCTGCAATCGGCTGCACTTGGACGGATAGCGTAAACAATCTCTGAATTTAACGACAGAATAGGCATTATGGATAAAGGCAATAAAATTCACACACTGGAGGACGCACTGTTCAGCAAGGTACGTTTCAGCATACCCGAGGACACGGTGCGTACAATCCTCATTGAAAGAGCGCTGGACGGAAACATGGCGTATGTAGACGCCAATCCCGCCGATGTTCGCCTTGCCTATGCAGACATTCTAAAATGGCTTGTTCTCGGCCCGAGCAAGATGAACAACACTTCCGACTCCGATAACGGATGGAGCCATACGGAAGGTGGTTTTGAAATATCCGAGCGTGACCGTGCTGAACTCAAGGCGGAAGCCAACGCAATCTATGCGAAGCTTGAGCCAAGTTCGATGTTAAAGAAGAAGTCGTCGTTCAGAATAACCTCTCATGGCGTGAAGCGTGCCGACATTTCGGCGTTCGGATGCCCGCTTCCTCACATTATAAAATAAGGATGTATGAGAAAGGCGAACATCAAGAACCCGAGATACCCTCACACGATAAAAATCGTTAGGGCGCTTGTCGGCAAGGCGGACGAGAACGACCCGTTCGCGGATGACGACGCAAAGGTCGGCGAGGATACGGAGATTGTTATCTACGAAGGCGAGGGCCGCAGCTATACCGATACGACTACCGAGGGCGGCAAGAATGTTGACGAGAACAAGAGGAAGGCATCAATTCCTGTCAGATATGACGAATGGGATGCTGGCAGATGTCCTCTTGATGGCGACATGATTTACGCAACGGTCGGCAACAACACCGAGGTCGGAATGGTGAAGGACTGCGAGCCTGACAATAATAGAACTGTTGTTTATTGGGACTTTACAAGAGTGTAGTGTATGGCAAAAAGGGAGTCATTGGGATTGCAGTTCAGAAACACCATTGGAGTCAAACTTCATGTGTATGCAAGAAAAAAGGTGATAGAGCTAATGAGAGTTACGGCAAAGGAACTTTGCGATTCTTTTGTAAGCGTTGCTGTATCAAGAAACATGAGCTTTATTACCGGTAATGCGTACCGATCCTTTACTGTCGGTATTTTCGAGGATGGAGAACTCTTGGAATATATAACAACACAAGACGACAACCCGACCATGAAAACCCTCCGTAAGGGTCAAGCGTATCCGCTGTCGCACTATTACGACGGAACACCCGTAGAAGCATCGTTGGGAAGATATGTCGGTCAAACAGGAAGCGGCGGTCAGTGGGGCCCGACTCTCGGCCCATCCAGAATAAGAAGAATGAGACCGAACAGCAAGGCGCGTTGGAATATGCTTGTCATCATTCCAGTGGAATACGCCCCATTTGAAAATCTGAACCACATACACGATGTTATGACCACTCTTTCAGACCTACTGCCAGGTATGATGTATGGGAAAATCATATACGCCAAGTCTGCGCAGGATGTAAAATCCATATCAAAGTACAAAAAATACACATAGGAGTATGCTTAACTTAAAGGATTTGTATTACGGTCTTGGCAATGCTGTAAAAGGCGTTTGCGATAAGGTTTATGCGAGAAACCGACCTAAGTCAGTTTCCGACAGACCCGACAGTTATATAGTCGTCAAGCTCCCGTCTGTTATCATAAACAACGAGATTAACGACGACGGCAGTTTCAACGACTACACAACTACCGCGCAGATAGAGATATACGTGCGTGACAAAGCGTCCGCAAACAATCCCAATACATTGAACGTAGCTGCGGTATCCGAAAAAGTCGGTGCGGTAATGAAAAAGTTTCCAATCTCAACAGACAATATCATCGTGACGAAACCGCGTGTGACCCTGCAAACAGATGACGGCGACGGTTTCTCGGTAACGATAGTGCAAGGTTTGTTAAGAACCAAATAAACACAAAAAAACAAGGTTTAACTAAAAAAGTTTGAATTATGGCAATGAAGAAAATCGAAGAGTTGAAGGATATCTTTGTAGGTCCTAAAACACTTTTGTATGCAAAGGGCGTTACAGACCTCAGCAAGGCCACGCTCGACATCACAGCAGACCTCGAACTGCCGGTTGAGGTTGACTCGTTGAAGGCAACAATGGAAGACCCGACCATCAACCACTACAAGGTTATCGGTCTTGCAGGCGACTGGGCTACAACTTCCGAGCTTGGCGACTTCAACGTGGAGTTTGTTGTTCCGTCAAAGGCGAAGGATTTGCTTACTGCGATGTTCGGCAACGACGCTGTGGGCGACCTTACAAAGGTCACTTTGAAGACAGGTGATACAGACCTCGACGCGGCAACCGGCTTTACCGGCGTTACTCTTGAACCCAAGAAGTTCAAGATTCAGGGCACAATCGCAATCGTTGACGATACCAAGGCAAACGTCATGGTTATCACCAATATCGCCCTCTACGCCACCTTGCAGTGGGACGACACCGGCACCAAGCCTGTTGCGTTCAAGTTCTCGGGTTCTATCGAGGGTGCAGGCAAGAAGAGTATCGCTTGGCTTACAAAGGCAGCGGCTGTGTAGTGTATTGCGCGATGTAAATAGATTGTTTTAGGATAACAGACTGAAAGCGAGGGGCAGTGGGCTGAGAGAAGCTGCTGCTGCCTCGCTTTTTTTAAGGGTAGGTGATGTAGGTGATGTAGGTGATGTAGGTTGGGTAGGTGATTGTTTATTATTAAATATTAAGGATATGGATAATGAGAAATTGAAACAGCCTTCTGAGGAGTTGCAGCGAACGCTTGACCATGTGCTTGAAGCTGAGCCTGAAAAGGTAGTTTTTATGGGCAAGAAGTGCAGCATTGGGTGGATGAAGAATGGCACGATGAGGAAGTTTTCGCACGTTGCGGTGCAGGAGAAGAACGAGTGGAAACGTAATGTGAAGCTATGTGCTGTGGTATTGCTGAACGGTTGCTTCAAGCTGAAGCTTCTGTACTGGGCGTACTGGCGTTGGCTGTACTACGTGAAGGATCCGGACGCTGTTGAGGTGCTGAGGATAGTGGATGCGGCTAAAAAAAAAATTCCCTTGGAAGCATTCTCTCTGATTACCATATTAGCGACCGTGATGACGGACTTGATGATGGGGATGACGAAGAAGGAAGTGAAAGCTACCCGAGCAGGACAAGCTGGGGAGCAGCCTTCTCGTTAGCCGAAAAGTTCCCGTTCCTCTTCGCAACGCGCTACGGCATCAAAGCATACGACTACTGGTGGGGGTACACTTCGGCACAGATAGACCTCATGGTTGCAGACCAGCCTATCATTGTGTACAAGAAGGACAAGAAGCGCAACCCCGACGGCAGTGTCAAGCACACCGCAGAGGAGATGGACAAGCTGTGGGATGACTGGATGAAGAAGAAGGAGAAGGAAGGCAGTCTTGTCGGCAAGAACATAAGTCTTGCAGACTACATGAATAACAAAATCTAAAACTTACAAAAACATTTCAGGATATGGCAAGTGGCAATTTAGGTGATTTGTTTATCTCTCTTGGCATCAAGGACGAGATGTCGAAGACCCTTCAGAAAATCGTGAAGGGCATGAATGGTGTAGATCAAGCCACGCAGGACGCAAAGAAGCGTGGCGAGGAGCTTATTGCAAGTCTCAATCGGGCAAACGGAAATAACTTCTCTAAGATTTTCAGAGAAGCGAATAAGTATATCGAAGATAACACAAAGGGTCTTGCTAATATTGCTAATATACTGAATAATATTGACGGTAATGGTAAGAACTTTATTACAGGCGAGTTCATCAAAGCTGGTAATCTAACGAAGATTGCCAGTCTATTTGGGACTATAAACTCTGAATTGCAGAAGATGTCCCAAAACGAGAAAACTAAGGATGTAAAGGAGTGGCAGGATAGAATTTCAAATGCACTTGCATACATTAAGTTGCTTCAGGATATAAATATCCAGGAGAAGAAAATCAATAACACAAAGTCAGAAAATCCTAATGTTAATACCAAGAGCCTTGATAATGCAAAGAAATCTCTGAACGAACTAAGAGAGTCTATCGTCGGCCTTATGCGCAATGGCGGTATAGACAACTCTAATGTGCTCGGTAGCCTTAACAAGGTCCTTGGGATGGCGAAAAAAGACATTCAGGACATTATCTCTACATTCAAGAAGGATAATCCCCTCTCTGCTTTTACTGGTGGTGCAGCAAAGGTTGAGGCAGACATAGCCCGTGTTACGGAAAAGTTAGCCAGACTTCGCGACCTTTCAGCAGAAGGAAGAGCAAAGGGATACAACACTTCTATGCTTGGTGATAGCATTACGGAACTGGATAAGGTTTTATCCAGACTTAACGCTGCCAAACTGAATCCTACGATGCTTACCGATGCAGCCCAGATGAAGAATCTCATCTCTGACGTACTTGTTGAGACCATCAAGGCAACTGTTGCGATGCAGGCTTACGGGCGAGAGAAGGCAAAGGCGGTAGCAGCCGACCGTAATCTCGAAACAATGGAGGCGAGATACAGACGCTTGCAGGAACTTATAAGCGAGGTGAGCAGAAAGATACGCGAACTCAACGACTCTGTCAGACAAGGCATTGGGGCTGGTGCTGACACGTCAAGAGCGGAAAGTGCCATTTCGCGACTGACGGAAATGCGCGACAAGTTCAATAGTGCAGACATTGGCAACAAGAATGCTGTGGCGGAATTGGTTACGGAGTACAAGATACTCAAAAACGAAATCGGCAATGCCAAGTCGGAGCAGGACAAGCTGAACAATTCCATTGCGAGAGAGAATAAAAGACGGGATAGAGAGATAGAAAAGCAGGAAGCACGCGACTACAAGCAGCTGGCAGTCGTGCTAAAAAATATAGAGCGACGCTATGACTCCCTTGGCGACAAGGTGCGCAAGCTGCGTGCAGAGTTCAGCCGTGGTGTTTCTCTCGGAGCCAACACGGACAAGGCATACGAGGAGATAGGTCGCCTTCTTTATATGATGCGTGAGTTGCGTTCTCTTAAAGATAGTCTTTACTCGACGGACTGGCGGGACTATCTTGGCAGACTCGGGAGTTTCGGTGCAGGACATGACGCAACGATTGCCAACCGTGCCCTGCAAGACCAGAAGGCGGTAAACCGAGAGGCTCAAAGAGGTGTTGAACTTGAGCGGAAGCGCAAGCAGGAGGTGGCTAACTTGGCGAGAGCGTTTGAGCAGGCAAAAACATCTGCGGGTGGACTTAGTTCTACTATGCAAGACATAAAATCCCTTGTTATGCAGGGCGGTCTTGTGTATGGTATGCAGCAGTTCCTGATGAGTGTAGTGCAGACTGGTGGTGAGTTGGAAAAGCAGCATATCGCATTGCAGAGTATACTGGGTGACATGCAGAATGCGAACACCATGTTTGCGCAGGTGAAGGAATTGGCCCTAAACTCGCCATTCACCTTCTCGGAACTGAACAAGGACGTGAAGCAGTTGGCGGCTTATGGCGTAGAGTACGACCAGCTATATGACACCACAAAGCGACTTGCGGACATGGCGTCGGGACTGGGTGTGAGCTTTGAGCGAATAGCGTTGGCTTTCGGACAGGTGCAGGCACGAGGATGGCTTGACGGCAAGGAGTTGCGCCAAATATCATACGCTGGTATTCCGTTGCTTGAAAAACTGTCTGAATACTATTCAAAGCGCGAAGGCCGCAAAGTGTCTACAAGTGAAGTAAAGACCCGTATATCGGGACGCGGTGTTGACTTCGAGGATGTCAAGAACGTATTTTGGGAGATGACCGATGCCGGCGGTCAGTTCTACAATATGCAGCAAGTGCTCAGTGAGACCCTGCTTGGCCGTTATAACAAGCTGAAGGATGCTTGGGAAATCATGCTGAGCGACTTTGCGAGCGGAAGCAACATTGTAGGACGCGGACTGAAGGGTGTGATAAACCTCGTAACAGAACTGGTGCAGGCGATGCACACGCTGGCACCAGTTGTGGCAGCGGCCTTCTCGGGATTCGCCTTGAAGCGATTGCAGACGATGCTTGGCGGCGGGACAGGCACTGCCCTACTCTCTGGAAAGGCAAGCGTGGCAGCAGGCATACAGCAGAAAGTGCTAATGGGCGAAAAGGTGAGCGCTCAAGAGCTGCGCATACTGCAAACCAAGAAGCAGATAACCATAGAGGACCTGCGTGCCTTGGCAGCGGCTAAGGCACTGACCAAAGCAGAGCTTGACCGTATGCTCATAACAAAGAGCATAACGCCAGAGATATACAGACAAGCGATGGCCGAGACGGGACTTGCGGCAAGAACATGGACATTGAGGGGCGCATGGAGCGGCTTTTTGGGTATGTTGAAGTCCATGCCGGAAAAGATACGCACGATGGCTGCAAGCACAGCGACATGGTTTGCGAGCCTAAGATCGGGAACTATGTCAGTGAGCGCAAGGTTTGCCGGAATGTGGACAAGTTTCAGGACACACGGAGCAGCAGCCATTAGTGTTATAACAGCCGGTGCGAAAGCACTTGGAGCGTCACTGTGGACAGCGATAGGCGGACTGCCAGGTCTGCTCATAACCGGCGTGACAATGGGCTTGGGCTATTGGTACTCGAAGAACGAGGAGCTGAAAAACTCGATGAAGCAGACCGCCGACGAGTTGCAAGACAGATACAAGCAGATAAACGACTTCCTGAAAGAGAACGACGCGAGCAAGGCTATAGCGACAGGTGACAGCAAGGCTATAGACAACATGATAGACGAGTATAAGGAGAAAATAAAGCAGATAGCTCCTTATAACTATAACAACCTTGTGATGAAGGCAGAGGAGAGGGAAAGCCACAAGGAGCGTTTGAAATATCTTGCAGATGAGCTTAGTCTGCTACAGCAGTCGAACAAGATGTCGCAAGAGAAGCTTTCGGACAACGGCACGTACAAAGAGCTGAAGGACGCGCTGATGAGGTCGAGCGAGACGTATGACAGCATAGACAAGGCCGCAGCAGGTCTGATGGCAGGCGGCGCAGACAAGGCGACAGCACGCAAGAAAGCCTTCGACATGAGCCTTGACATGACGACAACGACTGAAAACCTCAAGAAAGAGATAGAGAATATCTTTGGAGACATAAGCAGAGACAGAACGACGCTTGAAGCCGCGAAACTTAGCATGAGCAACCTGTTTGCCCAGATGGGAATACCAGAGGATAGAGCCAACGAGATAAGAGCAAGTGTGTTGCAAGCGTTTGGCGTGACTGACGGATGGCTCGAAAGCCAGGTGGGAAGCGAGATGCGCCAAATGATAGACAACGTGGCTCCAGAGATAGCGATGAAGATACGCTCGGGACAGAAGCTGAATGAAGCCGAGACCAATAAGGTGAAAGAGCTGATGGATGACGCGAAGAGAAACCTCACGCTGAAATATCCAGAGTTTGAGACAACCTTGCAGAGACTGCTTGCAGCCTCGCGATTTACCGCCGTAATAGACCTTGTGGTGAACGACGCGGGAAAATACGGAGACGTGCAGGGAACAATGGCGAAGCGTATGCCAAAATTTAGTTTGGCAGAAAAGAGCAAGAGAGACCAATACATGAACTATGTGAGCACTTGGGGCAAGCAAGACTCATGGTACGAGGCACGCAATTCGGCAAAATCGGAAATAGACAGGCTCAAGAACAATTATGACTCGGCAAGGAAGTCGCATGCTCCGAAGGATCAACAGAACTGGCTGAAATACCAATACGACAATGCCGTGGGCGCAGCATGGGACTTGCTGAACTATGACTATAAGGGAGAGGACAAGAAGAGCAATAAGGTGCCGAAGGTCAAGGGTGACAAGAAGGACGAGGAGCTGGATGAGCTGAAGAAGCAGTTGGACGACTTTAAGGCTGCACGCCAGTATTATCAGAAGTTGCGCAAGGAGGCAGGCTTCAACAAGCACAAAGCCAAGAACGAAACCGTCGGTCTGTACAAGGACTTAGATTGGAAGAAGATTGACTTGGATAACTATCTGGGCAGCCTGGAGAGACTGAAGGAGGGTTTTAACTTCGACAAGAGTAGGGAAAGACAGAAGTTAAGAACGCAGATAGACAGGGAGAAAGCCGAATGGAAGTTGTCCGAGGACTTGAAGCCCGAATGGGAGCGTGTGGCAGCGAACTTCAAGGAAGCTCTGGAGAAAGGCGTGAAGCAGGCTGACCTGGAGAAGGAGCTATACGAGAAGACGGGCGACAAGGGTTTTGCCTCATTGGCTTGGAAGGACGGTGCCGTATGGACAGAACAGACAAGACGCATGGCAGATGACTTCAAGAAGAGATTCGGTGAAGACGTAGACCTCGGGCTGACTGATGCTGACGCTAAGGCACACTTCAAGGACGTGCCGCTCGCCTATGACGCATGGAGCAAGATTGTACAGATAGTGAAGGACGGCTACGTGAAAAGCCTACAGCAGGCGGCGGACATAATGGAGAAGACTGCGATGACGGAAGAAAAGGTGAGGGCTGCAAGCGCCAAGTATGAAATTCCCATTCGACAGGCGGAGGATTCGGGAAACAGAAGTCTGGCAGAGCGTTACCGCCAGACGAGAGACAAGGAGACAGGACAGATAAGGAGCGAAGCCTTCAAGCAGAGCGAGGACTATCTGGCCTTCTACGAGGCGATCATGACGATGGGTATGGGCAAGGCAGAGGAAGTGGCAAAGCTGATACGCGAGCAGCTGAACCAGGCTCTGAAGGACGGAAGCATCGACGCAAGAGAGTATGCGAAGCAGATAGCACAGGTGGAGCAACAGCTTGACAAGCTCGGAAGCGGACGTAAAACATTGTGGAACAGCGGTTTTGCAGGACTCGCTGAAGGAAAGATAGAGCGCGGTGAGGCACAGCGCAACCTCGGCAGCATAAAAATGGGTGAAGGCGAGCGTCTGATAAGAGAGGGCAAGATAGACGGCGACACCCAGAAGGTGCTGAAGGGCGAGGGGCTGAAAATGGCAGGCAAGGTGCTGTTTGACGCTGGCGACAAGCTGTATCTTGCAGGCAGGGAGATGAAGAAAGACTGGGAAGGTGCTGTAAAGACCGTGGGCAAGATAGACAACGTGGCTCAGGGCCTGAACAACGCATTTAATGACGTGAGGGACACGATGGGTGCTTTGGGATTTGACACGGAGAGCGACGGATGGCAGGACGCTGCTGCCGTAATGGGCTCGCTGAGCGGTGTTTCGAGCAGTATATCGGGCATTGTGAAGAGCGCCGCCACGGGTGACATCGGCGGTGTGATACAGGGTGCTGTAGGTGTTTTCACGAGTCCGATAAAAGCTTTTGCCGCGGCTCACGACGCTAAGCTTGACAGACAGATAAAACTGGCAGAGCGAAGCATAACTGAACTGGAGCGCATGCGCAGCAACGTGAAGAGCATACTTGAAAACACGCTTGGCGGCGTGTACACGTATGAGATGGACAAGGACACGAAGGCTACGCTGTCGAGAGTGGCGAAGGACTACAGTGACGGCAAGAAGACCCAGGAGCTGCTGAGAACGGTTCTTGGCGGTGCCAACGTACGGAGCCGAAGCGTATATAGCGAGGAAACGTATAAGGCTGCTCAGGAATCGCTTGCTGACCCGACGAACGCCTACAAGGCGCAGTATGCGTCACTGATGGCCCAGAAGGACGAGCTTCAGAAGCAGATGAACGCCGAGAGCAGCAAGAAGAAGAAGGACAAGGACAAGATAGCGGACTACAAGCAGCAGCAGATTGAGCTGGAAATGACCTTGAAAAGCTTCTCGACGAGTTTTCTGAAAGACATCTACGGCGTGGACATGAAGAGTTGGGCGAGCCAACTGACCGATGCCGTAGTGGGCGCATGGGAGAAGGGTGAAGACGCGATAGACGCATACAAGAAGAAGGCCAAGGACATGGTGAAGGATCTGACCAAAAACATTCTCTCGCAGAAGATAATGGAGGCGGCGCTGCAAAAACCGCTGGACAGCCTGACTGCCATCATTGAGAAGAAGGGCAAGCTGGAGGATACGGACTTGCCTCAGCTGCTTGACGGTCTGAACAAGGCCGGAGAGAACGCTACGTACAACATCACAAAGATTCTGGACGGACTGAAGGCTAAGGGATATGACTTCACCGATTCGGGTAGCGGCGGCAGCACGACGAACTCGATAAAGAACGTGACAGAGGAGACGGCAGGACTGCTTGCAAGCTACATGAACCAGATCAGACAGGACTGTAGCGTGAACAGGGCCAACGTGAAGACCATCACTGAGCTGATAAAAAACCAGTTGCCGGAACTGGGCCAGATACAGAGGGCTCAGCTTGGGCAGATGACGCAACTGGTGAGTCTTGCCGAAGCACGCAACGAGAAGCTTGACAAGATGATAGACTGGATGACAGCCGTGACGACAAGCGGACGCAAGAGGCTGAATGTCGGGTAATGGAAGAGTGAAAGGTGTAGGTGTGGTAGGTTGGGTAGTTGGGTAGGATTAAAGTGAATAAATATGCACGAAATGTTGCATATTTATTCACTTTTTTGTATTTTTGGAGGGAGAACAGAACTAAAGTAAGGCTTTTATGGAATACTACAAGGTATTGATACAGAAAGAGGACACCATTGATGGTGTGGCGGCTGCGGTGAAGGATACCGTAGCCGACTTCGGAGTATGGTGCGCATCCATACCGTTCGACATCGGCATGGAGGTAAAGGAACCGGCTGTAAGAGACTGGAAAGACGAAGACGGGGAAGACTCGTATCTCGGTGACAGTCTTAAATTCGCAGCATACGATATGACCGTGAAATGGTGCTGCAAGGGCGAAAAGTTCTCAACTAACGCGGTAGTCAGAGAGTTTCTGAATTATCTCAGTGGACGCGACGGGAGCGGCATGAAGATGAAGATGTACTGCGACTGGACTAAAGTCGGAAGAAGACATATACGCCTCAAGAAGGTGTCTGACGACGCAGACCTGTACCGCGACGACGAGGGAGACGTGGTGACGTTCTCTACCGTATTGAGAGTTGAAGACCCGGTAACGGAGGTGGTACTGGAAAAGTAAAAAAAAGTAGGTTTGGTAGGGGTGGTAGGTGGGGTGGGTTTAGTAGGGGGTGTTAGGTGTTTTTGTAGGAAATTGTTTTTTGTTATGTAAATTATGTGGAAGATATATCATAAGGACGGTAAAGGCATCACGGACAGGAGTGGTCGGGAAATAGAGATTCACTCGCTGACTTACAGCGGCGAGTGGATGGGTGAGTGTGCCGTGACTACAGACATAGAGAGCGCTGCGCCTATTGACTTTGCTATAGGCGACACGCTAACATACAGAGGCGAAACATTCACACTGAACTACGACCCTGGCAAGACGAAGCAGGGACGTAGGGACGTGGTTGGGAACGCCTTCAAATACGACGCTGTGAAATGGAGCGCCCAGTCGGACGAGATGGCTCAGGCTGACTTTCTGGATGTGGTATTGGCCAGCAGGAACGACCTGCACTACACTGCCCTACCCTCCTTCAGTTTTTACGTAGACTCGATCGACGACCTGCTTGACCGTCTACAGGCCAACATGGACGAGCAGACTGTGGCAGGTAAATGGAAGTTCTATTCGAGGAACTGGGCGCGAAGCCAGCAGCGCGGCTGCACGAAAGCCAGATGGGAAGAGGTGTATGGCGGCAAGGCTCTGGATGACGGGAGCCAGACTGGCGTTGAAGACAACGTGATAACCTCGACGAGCATAAGCATACAGAAGCAGTCGGTATGGGAAGGACTGGCACTGGTGAACTCGCAGTTTGACGTGAACTTCATTGTGAGGAACAATGAGGTGTTTGTGGGAACGGCGGGACTACCGACACGCAATGTCTTCAAATACGGCAAGGGGAACGGCCTGTATGAGATTGAAGAGAATGCGGATTCGGACCAGAAGATTGTGACAAGGCTGCGTGCCTACGGTTCGGAAAAGAACCTTCCGACACGATACTACTCCACACTGAACATGGAGGTGTGGATGAACGGGAAGAATCTGCTTCGCGGTGACAACAACGGGACGTACAGGGTGAAGGTGGAGACCGACTTGGGCATATCGGGCCTGTCGGGATATTTCCGTACTGTGATAGACGGCAGGCCAGGAGAGTATGCCGTGAAGGTGAAGGTGGACGGGAAGGAACTGGACGGTGTGATGAAGGAGAGCGGTCTGAGTTTCTGGCAGGACAGCTGTATGCTGCAAGTGGATAGCAGCAGCACTCAAAGCAAGGAGACGTTGACGGCTATGGCGGACGCTATAGGCAATGGAGCCAAGATATACGTAGTGAGCGGTGCGAACAAGGCTAATTTCCCGGACAGCCACAAGTCCTACTCAACGGAGAATCTGCCAAACAACATGGCGTGTGAAAGGCTTATGCTGCCAGGTTTTCCGAACGAGAGCCTGTCTGACTGGTGGGCACGCCAGCCCGAGGCGACGAAGAAGCGTCTGAATCCGACAGGTGCAGTTCTGCGCTTTTCGGGTCAGAAGGACAGACCCTGGATAGAATCCGGCGAGGCTGACGTGGCAGGCCAGAAGTCGGGCAGTGTGTATTTCGACACAGAGGACACGAAAAACAAGATAGACGAGATATATCCGACTCTGGAAGAAATGACGGTGGGCGGCGTGAGAGTGGACGAGATATACAAGGGTTCGGAGATAACGGACAACGGCGTTTTCAAGGAGGGACAGGACATTCCGGGATTTACTATAGAACTGCGACCGGAACTGGACATAGACATAAACGAGCTGAGAGGAAGCGACTTTACGGTGGTGATGAAGGACGGCATGTGTGCCGGACGCCCGTTCAAGGTAGGTGGCAGCGTAAAGGAAGGCGGCAGATGGAAGCTGACGATGCAGCGCATGGAGGACGGAGGTCTGCATTATCCGTACAAGGACTTTCAGATAAATGCCGGTGACCACTTTGTGCTGACAGGCATAGAGCTGCCGAAGCAGTATGTTGAGGCAGCTTCGGAGAAACTGTTGCAATATGCAATAACATGGCTGTTGGCTAACGACCACACGCGCAAGACTTACTCGCCCAAGGTGAACGAGATATTCATGGCTCGTCAGCACGACGAGGCTATGGCTGACACGACCAATGCGACAAGAAGCTTGCACGACACGCTGAAAGAAGGCGACATGATGCGTATCTATGACGAGGATCTTGGCATAGATGCCGATGTCACTATAGACAGCTTGACGATAAAGGAAGAGGGAGGCAGGATACCTACCTACGAGATTACGCTGAGGGACGACAAGGAGGTTGGCACGCTACAGAAGATACAGGAACAGATTACGGCTATCGCCAACGGTAACGGAGGAGGTGGCGGAGGAGGAGTAACAGCCGCACAAGTAAAGGAGTACGTGGCAAGTGAGGGCGGAAAGTATTTTCTCTCGAAGGTGAAGGAGGACACGGCACAGAAGGCTATCACCTTTAAGGAGGGTCTGAAAGTCGGTGATGGCAGCAAGGGCATTGATGCGGAGGGTAATGCAGTGTTGGGCAACGCTGTGCTGCGACGTATCGTGTCACTGGGCTATAACGGGGCGACACAGCAGGGGTTTGGCATCGTAGACCGTGGCGACGGCAAGTATAGGCTTGACATTCACGAACTACAGGTGTGGGGCAAGGCTATTTTCCAAGAGTTAGAGGTGAGGAAGCTGTCGTATGCCGGTGGCAATGTGTACCTGAGCGGTTCGGGCGGCAAGATATTCAAGACTGAGGAGCTGTATGAGGCAGGCGTGCTGAAAGGCTGGCGCTGCTGGCTGCTGGCCGACGACGGCACTACGGCTACGCAGAACTTGTGGCGTGTGGGCGACCAGGCCCGCTGCCAGACGTTCGGGCTTGCCAACAAGCAGAAGCCGACGCGCTCGTGGTGGCGACTGGTGACGGCTGTGAGCGATGAGAATGTGGCGCTGACTGACGAGGAAGGCAATGTGCTGTATGACGGCAAGAAGTTCGGGTGGATAGAGATAGCCAAGGACAACTGCGAGCTGGGCAGCGACGTGCCGATGGCTGGCGACACAATTGTGCTTGACGGCAATCAGAATCCTAACGAGCGTGACCGCCAGGGCGTGATGATACTGGAGACGACGGGGCCTGGCACTCCTCGTATTGTGGGGTATAAGGGTGTTTTGGGATATTCGCATGAGGGCTGCGAGGTGTTCTATGTTTCGCCTGATGGCTGTAAGTTTGTGTCTACGTCGTTTGAGTGGGTGTCGCCTACTGGTGACACGATACACATTGTGAACTACAGAGGCGAGTGGCAGAATGGTGTGAGCTACAGCTATTATGACCAGGTTTCGCATAATAACGGTGTGTGGCTGTGTACTAACAGCGAGGGTAGCACTACGGAGCCTAAGGAGGGCAACGCCGACTGGCAGCTGGTGATGAAGGCGGAGAAGGGCGAGAAGGGTGATACTGGCGACCGTGGCCCTCAGGGAGCGCAAGGCGAGCCAGGAGCGGACGGACAACCTGGAGCGCAAGGTAAACCAGGTACGGACGGTGAGAGTGCGATTGATGTGATATGGTATCCTAATCCGCTTGTTCTCACAACGAAACGGGACAGTAACGGCAATGTTTCTGTTGTGTTAGACGAGAACAGAGTAGCATGGGTGACATTCAGCCGTGATGGTAAGGACTGGGGTAAGGATAATATTATCGACTTCTACTCAGAGCAACAGGTAGGTTGTGTCGCCTCTGTGGGCAGAAACGACAATGGTTTTTATGTTGTTATCGAACATGTGTATCAAACATCTGTTACCGTGTCTGACGGAAAGGTAGTTCAGTTGCCAGTAACGACAGCGAATGTCTCTGTGACTGCGAAGTATCGAGCTGCTGACGGTTCGTACAGTTATATCTACTCTACGCTGACGGTGAACGTTGACGTGTCGGCAGTTTGGGGCGGCATCGAGATGAATATGTACGGGTTGACAAGTAGTTTCTCTGAGATTAGCAACAAATACAATGACCTACCGCTGAAGACACAGGGCGAGCTGACGGACTATACTTCGACTATCAAGCAGACGGCACGGGATATTTCGCTGAAGGTATCGCAGACGGCTGTGGGCAGGAAGAATCTGCTTGTGGGGAGTGCGCTGAGACGGCAGGGTGAAGGAGTGAGAATACAGACACAAGAAGGTGGCGGTATAGAGACTATCGGAGGCGTAGGCGGTGTGAATTGCGTTCACGTAGTATCTACAACAGCGAATCACTACTCGGGATTATTCTGGTGGGGAATCACTCCTAATGATACGAAGTGTATAAAAATTGAAAAAAACAAGACTTACACGGCATCTGTTTGGGTGAAATGCGACAGAACTGATGCTAAGGTTTACATCGAGGCTAAGTGGACGGAGACTGCAACTGGTGGCGAGCACCTTGACTCCGTGATACAAAGCGGCGACAATCGGTTTTCTGTCAAGCAGGCGAACACATGGCAGTTCTGCTCGGTGACGTTCAATACCAACGACGAGACAAAGTTCAAGGACTACATCGAAATGAACTTTTGGGTTAACAACAAAACCGAGGGAATAACTACTAATGCCTGGTTTTGTCAACCCATGTTGGTCGAGGGCGACGAATATGTAGGATGGTCGCTGTCGGAGGAGGATGCTGAGTATATTGGCGGCAATCTGCTGGATAATACTGATACGCTGAAGACTGGAGGCACGCTGACAGTGGCTACTGAAAACACGTTTCTGCATCCGACAGGCGGCAGCGCGGACGAAATTGCAGGGCAGACTTATAACGGTTGCGCTACGCTTAATTCGGACGCTCGCTACTACAGCGGCAATATAGACACAGTAAAGTGGAATTTGGGCGATACGGGTTTTGTTAAGCAGGGACAGGACTATATGTTCTCGTTTATGGCAAAGGGCAAAAAGGGCGGTCAGTTTACTGCTTACTTCTACAAAAGCGACACTACAGAGAAGGTTTTTGTCGAGGTGCTGGACAGAGTAAACGGGTCAAACCAACACTCGGCAGCCAACGGCAATGCTCGGGTGGAGTTCAAGGAGAACTATGTATGGAAACGATATTGGGTGCACTGGCGTGTTGTTGGCGGCAATCTGCCTAAATATGTGTTGATACGCTGTTTGCAGGGGTATGACCTCTATGTCTCTCAGCCTAAACTGGAATATGGCGCTACGGTGACGGAGTACACCACAAGCCGCTCTATGTCGTCGCGACTGCTTGACGCTGGTATAGACATAAACAGCAAGCAGATAATGCTGACGGCAGACAAGACTAAGTTCCGCACGCAGTCTGGGGATGAGGTGGCTGTGTTTGACGATAAGGGTATTAATGCAAAGCTGCTCAATGTGGATAATGCTGTTGCTAATGTAATAAAAACCAATGAATTGACAGCTAAAAATCTGAATGTGACAGGCAGTAGTACTTTCGGTATCTGGAAGATTGGAAAAGACACCAGTCTTGGTTGCGACATTATCACCGCAGATAATACGACCGTGGGGGGCGCAACTATAGTTGGCAGCATGATACAATATACACCTGCTTTTGTACGCAGCGGCAGCATACATGGTGGATATATGCGTACTGGAGCCTACGTGACAGAGTTCGGACATGGTGACGCTAATGGCAGCTACTATACTGGCATCTGGCTTGGCAAGTCGGCTTACACCGTTGCTTATGGCGGTACAAACGTCTGGAGTCTACCGCCTGGGTACGGCGTATCGGGAGTTAATGTCTCAAGATTGGTCGCTTATGTGTATTCACCCTCCGAGGGAGAAACCCCGTCGGTATATATGAATAAGCCCAATGGTGGTGTCGTGATGGAAACGAATGCGGTGATTCGCGGTGTGTTCGCAAATAATGTGCTCAGTACAAGCACTGATGGAAAAATGGGCAACAGTACTGGTCTTTTTGTAGCGAACAGCGAATATGAAACCACCGTGCAGCTGCCTACGAACCCTGTAACAGGTCAACAGGTGACGGTGATACAGAAGGGTGGTGGTAAGGTGAAAATCCAAAGCAATAAAAGTATCCGTACAGCAGGTGATACATCGTCGACAAATCAGAGAGTGTCGAACTATCGAGGGCAGATTTCGCTGTTTATTTATGACGGAACGGACTGGAATTGCACTTATATAACGGGAAAGATGACACAGAATTAAAATCAATAAAAAACAATGAGATATGAAAAAGATTGTAAGAGGTAATGATTTTACGCTGCGCATCCCGGTGCGTAAAATCGTGGGTGGGCAGATGGAGAAGTTTCCGCTGCCTGCCTGTGAGGAGGTGGAGGTGAACCTTGTGAATGCCTTCAGGCGCAGAAAACTGACGTTCGCGATCAGTGCGGAAGACGACTCGCTGATAGAGGCTACGGTGCGAAGCTCGGAAATGGCGCTGGGCGCTTATGCCCTGGAGGTACACGGAAAGCTGTTCGGCTGTTCTTGGCGTAGTAATGAGTATGAGCAGATTATGCTCGTGGACAACAATGCCAAGGGCGACACGGCGTTTGGCGAGGTGATAGAGGGCGAGGACTCGGTGGAGATGGATACGGCTATTGTGGTGCTGCCTCCTAACGTGGAGCTGGGCAAGCTGATTGAGAGCGCTGGCGAGGCTATCGGCAAGGTGGACGCTAAACTGAGCGAGGTTGACGTGCGCATAGACAAGGCTGTAGGGGATGCTGGCGCTGCTACCGACTCGGCTAATGCCGCTGCCGGATATGCTAACGAGCAGGGCGACCGTGCCAAGGCGCTGGCTGACCATCCGAACATCATCGGTGAGGACGGATATTGGATGAAGTGGAATGAGGAGACGGGAGAATATGAAAAAACAGACAAATACTCCAAGGGTTCGTTTGATTACCCGACGTTTGACGTGGTAGAAGGTAAGCTGATTGCCTGTATCACGGAGGGCGATATGGACAGATTCAAATTGTCGGAAGAAGGACATCTGCTCGTAGCACAGAACTAATACGAAGAACGATTTTTATAATAACAAGTGAATATGGAAAAGAAGTACATTGACATGGGTAGTGTCGGCATGCACCCTAAAGGGGCATACGACGCGAGTGTGACTTACTGTAAGCTACAGCTTGTGACGCACGGCGGCAACACCTATCTGAGCAAGGCGGACGGCAACATCGGGCATGAGCCTGTGGGTGAGGACGAGTGGTGGAGCCTGATTGTGGACGCTAAGAGCGCTCACGACGGTGCTCAGAGTGCGCAGGAGGCTGCGGAAGCGGCTAACGCTGCCGCCCAGACTGCGAATGACAAGGCTGCGGAAGCTGCCCAGGCTGCGGAGAGCGTGACTACTGCTACGGCAGGGCTACAGGCTGCTTTGGACAAGGTGGATGCAGCGGCTACGGCTGCGACTTCGGCATCGGCATCGGCACAGGCTCAGGCGAGTCGTGCCCAAAGAGCTGCGGAAGAGGGTGAGTCGCTCAACCTACAGCTCAAGGAGACGTTGAAGACCGCGAAGACGGAGGTGGATGCAGCAAAGAACTTCAATGCTACTGCTGCGACGAATGAGGCGCAGCGTGTGAAGGACGAGGAGGAACGCTTGAAAGCTGAGCAGTTGCGCTCGTCTGCTGAGGGTGTGCGTGAAGGCAATGAGGCAGCACGTGCCAGTGCTGAACATCAACGTAGCAATGATGAGATTCTGCGCTCGGAGGCGGAAGCGAGACGTGTGGCGAATGAGAAGCTGCGTGTGGATGCCGAGCAGGAGCGGGCTGATGCCAGCCAGATGGCTACTCAGAACGCACAGGCGGCTGCCCTGGCTGCAAACTCTGCTGCTGATGCTGCCAACAAGGGTGCTGACAAGGTGACTGATGCCGTAACGGCTGCCAGCAATGTCAATGCGACTCTTGCCGACGACGGAACTCTGACTGTGACCGACCGCAACGGTGAGAGCAAGAGCGTGAAGGTGGGCGAAGGCGAGAAGGTGAATCAGCTTGTGACGGACATGAAGGAGACTAAGGATGCAGTAGCGCAGAACGCTGCGGAGATAGCGGGCGTGCAGAAACGTCTTGATATGTTCGGGGATGCTTTCGTTGGTTTTGCGCGTGTGTCGGGTGATGCCGACCCTAAGCCTTCGGCTGAATATATCTACGGGACACGCAAGCTGGTACAGGAGATAGGCAAGCACATGAAATTAGGCACCGTGAAGCGTGTTGGCAACGAAGCCGTGTTGCAGCATGAATGTGCAAAAGGACGCATCACGCTCGCAAACAATGGCGATACGGTGGCAGTGGACGGAACGGAAGGCGACCTTCTTGTCTATACCGATATTCCTCTTTATCTTATTAAGGCAAACGAGCAGACGGACGGTTCGGAAATGAGTTGCATGGGTGTGGGTGTGTCGCAAAGCTATTGGCAAGGTCACGCAGCCAAGAAGGTGGAGCCGTTTGCCATGTCGCCATTTTATACTGTACAAGCAAAACTGGCAGGCGATGAGCGTTCGTGTGCTCATAATGTAATAAGTGATAATGTCGTAGGTTCCTATCAGACTCCTAACGGTTTTCTGCAGGAGTCTTTCCGGGAGAATGGCGGCGGTTATTACTCTATGTCTGTGTCTACGATTAATTCGATGCTTAACGCACAGGCGAAGAACGCCGACCCTAATACTAATTATCCGTATATGGGTTGCTACTATGAGTTCTACGAATTGTGGTTAATGATGATGTTTGCGGAGTGCGGTACGCTTGACACTACTGATTTGTATTGTATGGGCGTAGGCTGTACTCAGCAGGAGACTGCCAATGTAGACACATGGAACAATGAGCGCATAGCCGCTAACTCGGGATTAAAGATATTCGCATCAACGGGTGCGGAGGTGAAATATCTCGGACTAAATACGGCTGGACTGAAAAAAGGTCAGGAAGGCAGTCCGCAGTCAGCTTACAGCGCTCTTGTTGGTGCTTATTATGTTCCGTTTACAAAATGTGGTGAGGTTCTGTCGGTGCTTGATGGTGTGACCAAAGCGGGTTTGCAGAGTGAGGTAGGCGCACGTACCCATGTTTTCCACTTTGACGCGGATGGTGCACTACAGTGTGCTAAAGATGGTAGTATAGACTTAGATACTGGCTTGGGAATGGTATCTAACAAGCGTTATTATATCATCCGTGACGTTCCGAATTGTCAAGGTATTGCCGATGGTGTAATGACCGCTGTGGTAAACTGCTATGTCAAGATGAACGTTGCTGACGGTATCTATATCGATAACACGGATTTGACTGGCGGATATGTGATATATAAATTCTCGCATTCGGTGTATCGCGGATTAAGTATGCCAATGGATGGGCATCTCTTCCAATTATGTGGTGCATATTACACTACTGAGTGTCGTGAGGGACAGTATTATAATAAGTATCATTGTGCAGAAAAATGGAGCGATATGCCACCTCTCGTAAATAAGTCTTGCTATACAGACATTGAGTCTGCTTATAAGCTGGACGTATTGAAAGGCTTGCACAAAAGATGTGATGTGGCAGTAATCGGAGGATGGATAAGCAAAGCAGACTATTCGTATTCTTTGTTTTGTAAAACCGAGGCAACCGCTGCGTCTTCACACTCAAAAGAATGCTGCTACCTGTGGTGCGGGAATACGATATGGGGCGAAGGTAAGGATGGAAAACCAGAAGAAGGCAAGTTAGGTGTAAAAGCCTTTGCCGTCGGGTGCAATGCGGTCAACGGCAATGCGTCGTCTCGTTCGGCTCTTAGCAACAATGCTTGTAGCGCTAGCAGTGCGATTTACGCTGGGGCTTTGGCTGTCCCTCAGCTTAAACTCAAGCAATAGAAAGGCAGCAAAAAGAAAAAGCTGTCGGCCGTTAGACAACAAGCCTTGAGCAACGCCACCAGCTGAGGGGCGGCGGCCGTTAGCCGCCCCGATTGGCGCTCTTTTGGAGCTGAAAAATAATATATAACTTCAAGAAATTCTCAAAATAAAAATATATATGAATCTCATCGGACAGAATAATATCGACATAACGAAGCAGCCATCATCGGGAAATGGGATGATGTACGGCTGTTCGGTGGGTGCGTCTTGCCATGAAGCACACGGTATGCTCTCTCCTGCGGTGGACGGCAATGTGCCGACCGAGCCGTGTGTGACGGTTGGCAAAGACAAAAGCGTGGGTAAGGAAAAAGCCTTTGCCGTCGGGTGCAATGCGAACAACGACAATGCGTCGTCTCGTTCGGCTAATAGCAACAATGCTTGTAGCAATAGCAATGCGATTTACGCTGGGGCTTTGGCTGTCAATCAGGTAGAAGATAGCAGGAAAAACCTTACAACGCGACCAACAAGGTTAAACATAGCGAACACCCATACCGCCACTGGTGGGTATGGATTGGTAGACTGCCGTTCATTGCCGTTTTGGGGCGAGAGCACGGAGGCAGACGGCACTATCGGGGATGGTGTCAAACCGATGAAGGCTACCCACGAGGGAAATATCCTCGAAGAATTGAAGACAGCGAATCATAAGAAGAAGCTGAGAAACTTGAAGAGATTTTTGACCGACCCTGTGATTGTGCGCATGGGTGTAGACAGATGCCTGGAGAGGGTAAGCGACTCGCCCGAAGTGCGCAAGATAACCAACGAGAAGGAGGCTGTGATACAGCGCATAATACGTGAACTGACCGACGAGACCTACAGATGCCAGCCTACCGTGCGTCGTATCATCGAGAAGAAGGGTAAGGGCGACAAGAACCGTAATGCCGACATCTATACAGTGTATGACCGCTGCATACAAAACATACTGCTGATAGTGATAAAGGAGAAGCTGACCAACATCATTTCGCCTTATTGCTATTCGGGCATTGAAGGCAGAAGCCTGTGGAGCAACGATAAACGTTGGTGCATTGTGAACAAGATACGTACATACGTAAAGAATCATCCCGAGGCGAGCGCAGGACTGACAGACATACGTCGTTTCTATGAGACGTTGAAGTCGAAGGTGGTGCTTGGCGTGGTGTTCGAGACTATCACTTGCCCGTTCACACGCAGACTGCTGTGCGACATACTTTTGCAGCACGAGACGCTCGTTATAGGTGGTACGCTGTCGCAGATACTTGCCATGCTGACGTTGACGGATATGGATAACGAATTGACAAAACGCTTCAAACCGCAGTTTTACGGAGCTTTTGGCGACAACCGCATCATCATGGATGATGATAGAGAAAAGGTAGTAGAAGCTGTGCATTGGGAAATGAGTTATCTTGAAGGAAGGTACGGCATGGAAATGAAGAAGGACTGGCAGGTGGTGCGTGTAAAGAACGGCTTTATGTTCTGCAAACAGAAGTTTAAGGGTTCGTTTGTCAACGTGCGAGCCGAACTTAGACGCAGGGCTATACGTGCAGCAGGCAGAGGAAGACAGAACTATGCCGGCTATCACGGAATGTTGATGAAGACGGACAGCAGAAGACTTATACAACTTATAAAAAATGATATTAGACGATTAAAAAGGATGAAGAATCAAAAAGGAATGTCGGTACGACCGATGACGGGTGACAATATCAAGCTGGATAAGGTAGAGGGCGTGCAGATTGTCATTACCGACTATTCTATACGTCAGAATCATAAGGACAGCGAGTTTTTCGTGCGCTTTCAGTTTGTGGCAATAGGCGATGATGGCAGCAAGCATCTGTATGTCACCAACAACGGCAGTTTCGAGATAAAGGAGTTTTTTAAGCTGGCTGAGGAAGGCAAGGTGAAACTTCCGCTGAAAACGAAGATATGCGCAGAGGGCAAGTCGTTCTACTTCGAAGGGTATCACACTACGAGTCAGGAGGCATGCGAACTGCTGTGCACCAAGTTAGGAATATAGAGTTTTGAATTTTGAGTTTTGAATTGTCGGCTATGCCGATTTTGAATTATTGAATTTTGATTTAAATTTTTATTATGAAAATGACAAAGATGATTTTTGAGCAGAAACAGCCGAAGATGGTTGTCTGCAAGAGTGGCAGAGCTATGATTGCTCTTAACGAGCAGGTAGTGAAGTCTGTGGAGAGTGTACCTGTAGGTATGACCGACGAGGGTGAAATGCGCTACGAGGAGCGAGAGAAGGAGCAGTATGCGTATGATGTGTGCTGGCTTGAGAATGTTGGTACAGAAGCCGACGTTCTTAACTCAGCTAAAGCGTCTGTGCTCGCCGATATTGAAGCCTACGACACTTCATCTGCTGTCAACGGCTTTATCCTCAACGGACAGCGTGTGTGGCTCGACAAGGCGACTCGTGTAGGATTGATGAACTCGACGACCATTGCTAAGGGCATGGGGCAGCCTACTACTACGCTGTGGCTTGGCGATGTGAAGCTGGTGGTGGAGTGCGACAAGGCGATACAGCTGCTCTCGGCACTGGAGATGTATGCGTTGGAGTGCTTTAACGTGACGGCTGCGCACAAGAAGGCGGTGTCGGAAATGGGCACTGTGGAGAGTGTGTTGGGGTATGACTATAAGGCAGGGTACCCGAAGGTGCTGGAAATGAGTGTTTAACTTTTAACTTTAAAATATGGTAGTATTGAGTTTTATTGCGGCATTGCTGTTTGTAGCTTTGCTGTGCATAGTGATTAATAAGTATGGAGTGCCTGACATGGTATCGTCTATCTATTATTTGATGGGCAAGAAGGGTTGGGTGTTTCAGACGGTGATGATACTGTTCTGCATGCTGATGATGGTGTGTCTACTGGACTGTGGCAAGGGTGTGCAGTGTCTGGCTTTCCTGGCTTGTGCAGGACTGATGTTCGTGAGTGCTGCTCCGAGGTTCCTGGATGAGAGCGAGAGGAAGGTGCATAAGACGGGTGCTATAATATCGGCTGTGGCGAGCATCGGGTGGTGTCTTACGGTGAACTGGAGGATTGTGGTTGCATTATTAGGGTGGTATGTAGTGTACTGGGCATGTAGGAGCGAGGACGACCATCCGTGGCTTATGGCGGAGGTGACGGCGATATGGATGGTGCTGCTGACGTTTTGGAGCACGGTGGGGTAAGTGTTGGATGTTAAATGTTGAGTGTTAAATGTTAAATGTTAAATGTTGAGTTATGAAGGTGATATATAACAGCATCATTCCATTTCCGGGCTTCAAGGCGATTAACCTGTTTGGAGTGCTGTTCGTGCGCAAGGGATGCACGATGAGGGAGACGGACATCAACCACGAAATGATACATACTGCCCAGATGAAGGAAATGGGGTATGTGTTGTATTACGTTTGGTATCTGGTGGAGTGGCTAATCAAGTTGGCAATGCTCAGAGACTGCCACAAGGCTTACAGAGCCGTCTCTTTCGAAAGGGAGGCATACACTTACGAGCCTAACTTGATATATTTGGATCTGAGGAACAAATATGCATGGAGAGAATATATAGTAAAAAAGTGAAATATTTAAAAAAGAAAAGAGAATGGTAAAGGTTACTAAGGTGCAGCTGTTGCAGATTATGCCTACAGCTGCGAGCAGGATTGACAAATACCTCTCGTATATCAACAGCTATGCGGAGGTGTTCGAGATTGACACTCAGCTGCGCATGGCTCACTACCTGGCGCAGATAGCGCATGAGAGTGGCGAATTGAGGTGGACGGTGGAACAGGGCAGCAAGGGCTACTTTGACAAGTACGATACGGGGAAACTGGCGAAGATGCTTGGGAATACTCCGCAGAGGGACGGCGACGGCTATAAGTACAGAGGCAGGGGGCTGATACAGATTACGGGGCGGTCGAACTATGACGCTTATAACCGTTCGGCTTATTGCAAGGGCGACGTGATAGCGAACCCGGAACTGATAGAGAAGCCGTTGGGGGCGGTGAAAAGCTCGATGTGGTGGTGGAAGACGCACGGTCTGAACATACTTGCAGACAACGACGACGTGGTGAAAATCACGAAGAAGATAAACGGCGGTCAGAACGGATTGAAGGAACGGTGCGGGTATCTGGCGAGAGCGAAGAAAGCACTAAAAATAACCAAATAACCAAAAACAAGAATCAAAATGCAAGACATTATCAAGACATTTGCGGCGGAGCATCTTTTTATCTTCGCCATCATAATCGTTATATGCGCCTCCGCCATCATGGTGGCCATGACAGTTGACCTAATATCCGGTATCGCCAAGGCCAAAGAAAACCATGCCGCCAGAACGTCAACCGGCTACAAGAAGACATGCGCCAAGGCACAAAAATACTTTATGCCCTTCGTCTGTATTATCTGTATAGACCTCATAGCGGCATGCGCCAACATCCCCATACCGATATTCTCAATATTATGGTCGGTCTACTGTGTGTTTTGCGAATTTATCTCCGTGCGTGAAAAGTCATGGCAGAAAGCAGAGATACAGAAACAGGAAAGGACTATGAGGATAATATTGGAGAACAAAGACGACATCGCAAAGATTCTGGCAGATCTGCAAAAAGAGAAGGAGGAGAAACGGGAATGAGAATAAGTATTCGGCATTGCCTACTGGTTTCGGCCCTTATCGGCTCACTATGTGCAAATGTCCTATTACTGCGCAGCTTTTTAAAAGGGCGGATAGAAGGGCAAATAAAAACTGACACAGTGAGGGTGACGGTGGTGGACACTGTCCCCTACGTGAAGCCTGTAGCGAGGGACAGC